TGGCGTCATACAGGGCGTATCCTGACATGGCCCCGGCTACCGCCAAACAAACTATAATAGACCCATTTATCACCCCCTGCCTGACATCCCTCAAGTCCTGATGCAGCTCTGCTAAAAGGTCAGACAGTTCCTTTGTAGTGGTCTCACTGACTTTCTCACTGTGAGCTCTATTTGAGCTGATTTTTACCTCCACTTCTTTACGAAGGTCCTCTATCTTAGTGTAGACCTCATTAATGGCTTCTTGTTCGACTGGCATACTACCCTTCCAAAGTTATTTGTTGTTGGTTATTGTACTTTAAAGGAGGAGTCGTTAAGAATACGGTAGTCATATTCCAACCTCCTGAGAATATTCCCCTCTAAGGTAGAGAGCCGAGAAAGCTCCCTAATTTGCCAGTCCTTTCTAATGTCATTGGGTATATTAGATATCTCATTCATTCTGCCCCTTACCCGATCTAACTCCAGCTCTGCGAAACTCCTAGTAGTGTACCCTTTCAACTGCTCCAATTCTTCTGCTTTAGCATAATAACTGTTGACTGCAGTCAGCATCCCTATCAGGGTCAGCAGGGAGACTCCTCCAGCTATCATTGCGAATATTCTAGAACTCATGGAGTAGGAACTCTAGTAAACGAATGAGAGTAAGTCTGAGAAGATTTTAGCCCACTAATGGAGTCCTCACAGTAGATATCTAGTCTGAAGTTAGTACCTTGGGAGCCGTGTTCTATCAACTCATCTGCCTCCGTATAAGTGTACCCCGTTCCAACTTGGTCTACGGAGGTATGCCATAGAAGCCCACCCTTGTACAACTCAACCACGCAAACTTGATTAGTCTCTAGAGGCTGGGAAGTAGCTGTAGGGCTAACTAAAGGGAGGATGGTCCGGTTACGGAAGAGCCAGTTAATAGTTATGTCTCCAGTGACGGAGGTAGGGGCGATTACGTTATTAACCTGAACGTACCCAGGGGGGTAGAATCTATCGTACCTTTGAGTCAAAGCCTTCCCTCTGGCAGTTGCGGAGGGAAGGCTTAAGGTCCCTTTAAATGTCCGATCAGCCATCTTTATCTGAACAGCTTCAGTAGAACTCCTCTGGGAGTCCATGTAAGTGATCTCCTGCAACCACCAAACAGTGGCTCCAGAGTTGTGATCCTCTGGAACAGTATCCAACATCCCTCTATACACGTTATTAAGTTGGTAGGTCCCTCCGAGATCTGTGAATGTCTCAAAGCACATAAACTCGTCATCCACCAGAATCCAGTGGTAAAAATGATCCAACAAGTCCTCTGAGGTTCCTGCTTGAGCAAAGTCAATAGGAGGAGGGGAAGTCATTATCAAAGTACCACCTGCGTCCACAGGAGCTGTAGACTTCAAGTAGGATGCAGACAGTGTGGTGGTTTCTAGGTAGGGAATGGCATCCTCAATTAAAGAGTACTGGCTAGTTCCCGTATCTAAGTAAATGTCGTACTCATAAGAAGACTGCGAAGGAGCCTCAGCCAAGCACATAAGTAAGTACGGGGATAACCCTGAAGTCTTAGAAAAAACGTAATGGGGGAGTTCATCTAAGCGATATTCCGTAACGTCTACAGGAGGCCCAATAGGGTCAACCCAGGCTGTCCCTGGGACTGCAGCATACACAGTCTCCCCAACACCAAAAACGTCCTCTAACAGGGTGAGGACCACCTGTCTTGAGTTGATATCCCCCTCCTCCTTTTCCATTACCCTCATCGGCATGTCATATATCCCGAGTTCTGCCCGAGAGAACTTCACCACGTCTCCAAGATTTACAAAAAACCCCTCTCGATTTGTAACTATTTTAGCTGCAGTGATGTTTGACCCCAACTGCAACAATTCCATCATAGCTCTAGATCTCGCCACCTCCTCATCTGTGAACATATCAAGATCTAGGCGGGAGTGGTTAACATTCCCCTGCTCATAGAGATTCCCCAAATCCTGGGCCTTTACTGTCTTACTCTTAAAGTCACTGTCGATATCTTTATAAGAGGCAACAACTACATTAACCGCAGCATCTGGGGCGGTCCTAGTAAAGCTCGTAACCTCTTCGACGTTTGTATCATTGAACTCTCGGGCCGTATTGAAATCATAATCGTCTCTGAAAAGCTTTAGCTGAGCCTTACCAGTGGCGTAGTCAATTCTCAGGATTCCATCCACATGTCGTAGGATATCCGCTATGAGGTCCCCAGGAGACGTATCCCTCTGCCACTGAAAGGATATTCCCATGCCATCTGAGTTAAGTTGAGAGGCTACAGACAGGAACTGAGCTTTATCAATTAAAGCATCTGGGACTGTAGTTACCACAGGGGAGGACAGTTGAAGATTGGTGTACCTCCCGGTAAGCAGCATGTAGATAACTTCCGCAGGATTGGCCTGTCCACCAACATTCTTATAACTTGAGCCTAAATAGTTAGGGTAAACCTGAACCCTGAATTTCATCGCTCTGACAATAGGCTGCTCCCCAAGAAGCCCTCCACCCCTTAAACTCCCATTAGGCCCTTCCCATATAATCTTTGAAACCCCAGCATGTTGGTAAGCCTCCCCGGTCTGGGAGGTCATGTAGGAGTCGGCTGCCTGAGAGGAGGTTCCCTTATAAAATACGCAATTCCCATGCACTCCTCCCCCTTTTTTCTTACCCCCGTAAAGACCAACATCACTTACTAGGAAGGAATCCCCATCGGCAGTTACGTTACCAGTCCAAGCTACTTTATCTCCGAAATGAACTTCTGTTATGGAGTCTACCTCGCCCCAGCACAAGGCCAGCTCCATCCCAACGTAGTACTGATAACCAACGGTGACAGACTTTTTAAATATCATCCCCGCACTCTCTTTGAGCTTCTTCCTGAGGTAGTCCCCGTACCAAGTTACATTTGGACCCTCTACTAAAACGTCCCCAACAACGACAGGAATAACCCTATCCTCAGACACAGTTGGGAAGTCGAAGTCATCCAAGCCCATCTTCTTGAGGTTGCTGTCTGGAATCTTCCTGGTCAGGTCTGTTATGATGATAGACACCAGAAACATAATGAACATACCCGTCAACGACATACCTTACTCCAGCCCGTCTTTAAATAAATCCTTCTCTGGGACGGTCTCCCACCCCAGGAACCTCGGAAAGTTGCCAAGAACCTTGCACCGAACAGAGCTTCTGTCGCACCCTGCAGCTATCTGGATAGAATCCCCTATCTGCAACCCTGCTATCTGCCGATTGATTGTCACAGTAGAGCCGCTCTGAGCCTCTATCAGCCGATAGTCCCTATTGTTAAATATTAGAACCCCTCCAACATAATGATCGGAAGTGGGGGCTGAGGCTACAGGGGAAGCTGTCACAACCCTCCCGGAAAGGTTATCTATGGTAGTAAAGACAGAGTTAGCGTTGATATCAAGTCCGCAGCCTCCTCGGTAAACAGTGTGTCCACAAAGAGGTCCAAAATCGTAATGTAATCCCATCCTCTTCATGACCATCAACGTACTTTCGCACTCTATGGTAGCCTTCCCATCATCTTTCCAGATGACATTAGTAACCACCCCTTGCCAGATACTTAAATAATCGGACGACCCGACATGCCCTGCGAAAATTCTCAAGGAAACGGTTCTGGGAACAACTACACGGAATAGCAATACAACTGGATGATCATTATCTACTTCAAAAGTCAACTTCCCGCGACTATCCTCAGGATCCTCGGATATCTGTGCTGATTTCATAGGGCTTGAAGTTAGATACACGTTCCCCACGTAAGTAATCTCTTGATCGGCTGTAGTGAAGTAGTAGTCATCGCCTCCAGAAGAGAAGTTAAACAGTTGAAAAGGATAGCTGGAGTATGCCTTCAGGTCCTCGGTCTCAAAAGTCACGGTCTTAGCCCCACAAAATTAATCCTGGCGGTGATTACGTTAAGGTTCTTCCAAGTGATCTGAACCTCGTCTGAGTTCATTCTAACGTACCTTATTATAGAGACAATCTTTATGTCCTCAGGCTCGACAGCTTGGCCAAGAGGGGCGTTTATAGATAGAACTATGTTGCCTCCGGTCTCGGAGCTGTTGGTGATCTGCCTTCGGAGGGAAGTACCGTCCCTTAGAACTATGTTAATGTCCCTTCTGGCAGTGTCCTGCTCCACCATAATAGTGTATCCGTTGTTCTCAACCGTTATTACAGAGGAGGAGGAAGCGATTTGTAGTTTTACTATGAAATCTCTTGTCCAAGTTGGCAACCAAAACGGAACCATTCTACCTGACCTGCGATTTAGGAACTCCCTAAATTTGGTAATGTTTTCTCTTCCCTCTATAAGCCACTCATAGGCTGTGACCATGTGTGGGTAGCCTCGCTTGGAGAGGATCTTAAACCCAGACGTTTCGAAGTCCAAGATAGCTGCGTTAGATTCAAACCCGGTTTGCAATCCTTTAGCCCAGTTAGGCTCATTCGGATAATACTCCTCGGACAGGTAGGAGTCGGGGAGCGCCAAATCCTCTGGAGAGTATGCAGGGAATGTGGTTGGCTCAAACTCCCAAGGAATTGTCATCCTGGACACGTCAGAAGTAATGTTTTGCTGTTGAGCTGTCAACCCTCCCCCAATCCTAGCCAACCCCGCTGGACTTATTGTACTGTTCTTCCCCCAGTTCCCATCTAAACCAGTCCCTACCGTTACACTGGTCGGAGTCAGACTAACCACTTCCTGAAGCTCAAAACCGTTGCCGTCGGACAACATAAGAAACCCTCCGACTTGATAAGCATACCCGTAGGTCGGGACCAGGATAACAGTATCCCCAATTAACGCATCTTGAGTTAGCTTGGTAGCGTCAGTCCAGATAGGGACGGAGAACATCCGCTCTTGCCAGCCGAATATTAGATTGTCCATGTACGCTCTAAAGTTGTCCTGCATAAGATAGGTGTATCGAAGATCTAGTCTTGGAAGATACCTAACCCCAGTCCTCTGCTCAGACCCGTCCGCAGCTTCCATAACAACTGTAGCCCACTTGTCTACCTCAACGATGTCCGATGACCAGTCGATATTCGAGAAGAAGTTTGTGACCCTGGAACCTAGAACGCTGACGCTGTGAGTTTCTGAGGAGATAACCCACTCATAAAGCGCGGCAATAGCAGGAGGGCCGGTTGGGCTAATATTGATAGTGTAATCTAAGGACTCCAACGGCTGCATAGTGTACGGAAGTGGGCCGGTTGGGTCTGTAATAGTCAGCCCAGAGATGTTTATTTTATTTAGAGCTGTGAGTTGTTTTGTTGAAGATAAGTATCCATTCCAAACCTCTACATCCCTTTCCTGGGTAGACAGAAGGTTGCCCATCTGCAGAAGGTTAGGGGTAATCAGAATCCTTTCATAGAAGGTGTCTGTAAATTTGTAAACTGCTTGGGCGGTAATAACCTCCCCGGTGGTGTTTACAGGAGTGTTATCTGTAACGGTAACGCTATCTGCAGAGGGGGCAATCTTTAGATTAGCTACATAGCTGGCTGGCCCATAGGGTTCATAGACTATCGTAGCGGTGGCGGGGTTCCTGCCCAACGCCTCGGAAGTGATGAAGCCTACAAAACTCTCAGCATTAATTACAGGCATCTTCTACACACTCTCATCGTAAGTTATGCCATACCTTCCAGAATCCCATACAGGGTCTGTCTTAGAGTACCACGGGAAAACTCTCCAGTTGGTTAGGACTATAGCCTCATCGTCTATATATAAGTTATCTACTCGGTTCATCCCTTTGATTCTGCCAAGGGGGATGTACTCTCCAACTGGGCTGACGGCATAAATAAGGATCGGGAGCAGGAGTCCTTGAGAGTTCAGTACGTCTGGGATAACGTCCCACAAAGGCTCGTGATAAGCTTCGTGAGAGGTACCTCTACACGTTCCCCACGAACCTGGGACATAGACCTTACCACAAGATAGCCAGGTTGGAGTTCCGTCAACGTCTGCCCTTATTATGTTCTTTGAGTAGTTTGAAGTATGTATGCTTGTGGTCCCGGAAAAAAATAGACTGTGGTAAGAGGACCACGGAACCGCCTCACTCCCCCCCTCCGTGTAATGACCGTAAACATACTCCCCGCCAACATAGCTTCCGAATTTTTCCACCTCTCCAATACCGAAGTGGACATAGTTAAGGGCGTCCTTTTTAACAACTACGTGTAGGTAGTTTGCTCCAAGGTAGAACCAGTAATTCAGAACTCCGGCCACAACCCGGTTAACCGTAGTGTGGTGAGTTCCCCAAGAGTCCTCAGGCTGCGACCCCCAGTTAGATCCTCCAGAGTATGAGGTGGACATAGACAAACGCCAGCCGTCAGAGGTCTCCATAAGGTTATAGAACTTCCAATTCTTTCTAAGGTTCAGGACATGATACCCGCTGCCGCCAGGGTCCGGCCCGCTATACCTGACTGTGTACCCATTAGAGGCCGCAAATACCCCCAATGAATCCAGAAGTGTGGATTTATCTGCTACCGCTCCAGTTTGTTTAGGCATTATACGCTCTCATCGTGGGCTACTCCGTTGTCGGATGGGTAGGAGCGGTTGTAGGCGGCACTCTCCCCTGGAATGGCAGTTAAAGGAAAGCATCTCCAATTAGTAGCTATCACTTGCTCTTTTAGAGGAGCTTGATCTGCCCCCATCCTCATCCCCTTAAGGCCCGGTATGTACCCAACAGGAGAAAGGTAGGCCGTGGTGCCGGGGTAAACCAGCAGCATCACCGGAGGCATAGTGTATTTGGACGTAGTTATTGTTGGATTCCTGGAACCGGAGTTCTCAAATACTGAGAAAACTCCAGAAGGTCCGATGGTTCCCTGCCCCCCAGAGATTGAAGTATTTATTATCCTGCTGTAAGAGGGGGTGCCAGTTAGATCGGTACGAACAACGGTAGCATATGCGTCGTAGGTAGTTTTATTAGTTCCGATAATATTTGCAGTAGTAGCAAAGTCATAACTTCTGCTTTGTGGCAAGTAGAAAGAGTGGCTAAGACAGTATTCCCCCCCAGTGTAGCTGCCTATCTTATCCAACTCCCCGAAGCCGAAGTGTTTATACCCTGGCCCCTCTATCTCAAAAGCTCCGTTAAAGTAATTTGGCCCGATGTAGAACCAGTACTTCCTTGGGGTAACGGGAGTGTCTATATAATTGACGGCTGTGGGGATGGTGGGGTAGGAACTTCCAGGCTGATCTGCTATCCCAGCCCCTGGAGTGTACCCTGTGGCCAAAGCAAAATAGAAAATCTCATACGTCCCTAAGGCATGGCCTGCATACCCTCCTATGATATTAAAGTACTTCCCTCCCTTCTCCAAGCTGAGATGATCGTAGGCTGTACTTGTTGCATACACTCCATAGTAATTAACAGTGTACCCATTAGCCGCAGCAAATGTCCGCATCTGTGACAGCAGGTCTTTAGCGTTGGTATAAGTTCCAGTTTGTTTAGGCATTTTCGTTGTACGCCACCGCGAAATTTTGTGAACTCCACCCTACCCCGTTCTTAGCGATAAGAGGAAATACTTTCCAGTCATCATACACGACATCCTCAGGAGCAAGGTTTTCTATGTCTATATTTAACATTCCTTTAACTTGTCCTATTGGGTAATTGTAATATACGGGGTCATCCGGGTTGACCTTCTTCTGGGCGTACACAATTATAGGGAACATGTGCTCCCTACCACTATCCGCGCTAGGGCCATCATCCCATAAACCTACATACAGTCCGTTTATATAATTGGGGTGGACGTAGGTGTAACACATGGTCCCTCTGGCAGAATAGTTGGCAGCATAATGTCCCCCAATCATGAGGTAGTTTGGGGACATCCCATCAAAGTCAGCCCTAACGGCTCCACTTATTCCGTTGTACCTAGTCCCCCAAATTGAAGTAAACATCAGGTTGTTATCTTCCCTGAATACGTTACTTCTCCAACCGGATGACAAGTAATGCCCATAGACATACTCCCCGCCAACATAGCTTCCAAACTTCTCAAGAACTCCGCATCCAAAGTGACTGTACACCTTAGACTCAACCTCATGTATAACATGAACATAGTCTGAAGTGATATAGGTCCAGTAACTTGGGATACCGGACGACCTTACATCTGATACAGTGGTATTTATCCCGGCTATCTTTGAGTCATCAGGGTGAGTCCCCCAATCAGCCCCAGAAGAGTATGCTGTGGATATCGACAGCCATATCTGCTCTAGTGATGGGACAGCCATAAAGTTAAAGAACTTCCCCCCTCCAGAGATATTGAGGGTGGTGTTTGCAACATTGGAAGGGTCTGGGCCAAAATAATTAACCGTCCAGGATCCTTGAGCCAATACGGCTGAACTAACCTTATTGAGGAGGTCTGGTCCGTCAAGAGCTTCACCAGTGGAAGTTGCCATACCTACTCCATCTTTATGGCTGCGAAATCCGCTGCCCCTGTTCTTGCAATACCCTGAAACACTGTATAGTTTTCCGCAGTGATAATGAAAGTGTTTTCTGAAGCTTGACTACCACGACCTGACACCCAAAACACCCCAGGAAGCTCCCCATAAATGTTACCACCGAAGCCATTACTGTGTAGGACCGCTGGCATCGTTAGGTATGACCCGTCCAAATTAGGACCCCAGGAGGATATCCCGGATTCCCCTGTCCACGGCCAACAGTTATGGTCATTCTGAGCATTGCCTCCTGAGCGATTCTGGATTTCTTGCCAAGTGTGATCTATCCTGAGCAGAAACGCAGCTTGGTTCCCAGGCTCCCAAAAAGCTCTTAACTCTGTTGAAGTGGAGGAGGCTAAGGTAGTTTCAGTAGCGGTATTCGCCGCTATATACATCGGATATGGGTACTCCCCAGATGTGGCGTAGGGGAGAAACAACCCGCAGTAGCAGCCCATGAAAGATCCGTTAACATTAAGCATGATAATAAATCTACGACCGTCGGCTACAAACCAGTAGGGGGTGGCATTGTCCCACACTGGAGAGAATGTCTCATTGCTGGCGTTTGGCTGCAGCTCAAAGGCCAGCCCCCCGTCGAAGGACTCAGCACCTCGAAAGCCTAGATTCCAATACCCTGTTGGAATATCTACAGTCTGACGAAGGTTTACAAAGATATTGTCTAACCCTCCAAGACCTGGACCCTCAAGGTACAGTTCCTTAGCGTCTGCGGTCGCAACATATTTATTCTCTGTCCAGTCTTCACCAGCACCTACAAGGGTGGCATTGCTGGTGATGAATGTTCTGAATTGAGCAAACAAGTCATCAAAATCTGTAGCTGTCCCTGTAACAGAAGCAGTCATACTTACTTCCTCCTTACCCTAAAATGGTCTGAAAAGATTTTTTATTGGCCTTCACATGGTTCAAGATTATTCTGGCCCCTTCTGAAGAGGACAACGCTGCATCAAGAACTGAAGGTCCGTCAACTGCGTTTATTATACGAGTTTCTCCTTGGTTTACTACCGGGGCAGGCATAGAAGGCATCGTCATTGGCTTGGCCGCAGTAGCGGACTGCTGCATTCCTCCGGCGGCAAAGGCGGCTATCTTACCTGAGTTCAAAGTGTGAATGAAGTTGTCCCCTAATAGTTCGGTCGCCTTAGCATTCAATACAGCCTCCCCGTTTGATAGTCTGACCGGCTGTTTATTCCCCCCCTTCCCTACTATCGTTCCGAACACTGAGTCAGAGGTCCCGGTTCCTGGCCCTTTAATTATCCCTCCGGTGGCCATCCTAACCACCCCTCCGGTAGCGGCTTTTACTACCCCTCCGGTCGCAGCCCCTCCAAACGCCAAAGACATCCCCAGACTTTGCAACATCTGATTTACTCCGGCCTTTATTAAGGTAGTAGCAATATCTTTAGCCAGAGAGTTGAATATCCCCTTCATAGAGTCTCCGAAAGACTCCCCGTCAAGGATTGCTCCAGCAAGAGCATCCCCAACCTCGTCCATAGCCACTACTACACTATCAGAGAGGTGTTCTGCCACCTTGCTCATGTCACTATCAAGACCTTTCAGCCTCTCTGACAGTATCTCTGGGTCCAACCCTTCGAAGATATCAGGGATCGCTCCAAGCTCCTCCTGAGCGGCCCTTGCCAGCTCCGCAAGCTCATTATCTAGGGTCACTATCTCCTGACTCAACCTTTCTACGTCTACGCTGGCCTTCTCTATTAGGTCGGCACTACCTCCAGAGTCAACAACCTTTTGATACTCGTCTCTCTGCTTAGTGGAGGCTTCCTTCTCAAGTTCAGCAGCCTGACGTTGATTTTCAATATCCTGAATCTGAGTTTCTGGGGGGACTACTCCATACTTCTTAAATTTAGCTAGCTTATCTGAGCCTCCGTCGGATGTCTGCGGGGCTGTGCGAAGGAGTCTTGCCTTCTCTAACAGGACTTCGGATACCTTGTTGAGGGCTTTCTTAAACCGATCAAACACCGAGTCAGAGGAGAGTATCCTATCTTTGTCAGCCTGAAGTTGGGCCAGAGCCTCGTCCTTAGACATCCCTCTGACAAGATTTAACGCAGACTCCTGCTCCGCCGCCTCGAGAAGTTGGCGCTCAAGCTCCTTGAGGTTGGCAGAAAGGTTATCAAACCCTTCAGAGGCTGTTCTCGCCTGAAGTTCCTTAATCCTGGCGTCAGCGATCTTAACCGCAGCCTTATGAACTCTCTCCGACAACTTCTGCTCTGCTTTAGCCCTGTCCTCCAAAGCATCCTCAGTGAATTGCGCAAGTTTGGCAGACTCCTGACTGTACTTTTCCTTCAGTCGGTTGATAGTTCCAAGATTTTTGGAACTCTTATCATCCTGCTGACCTTGGAGATCTCGTCTAATATTCTCTAATACTTTTTCCTGCTCTTTCTTTTGCAGGGAGAGTCTTTTAGATATTAGGTCGTTGTCGTCAGTCTTGGCAAGATCCTCCAGAGAACTTCTTTCCTTGCCTCTGAGCCCTCTATTTATCTCTTTTGTCAGCCTGCTGATCTCGGTCTTAGCCTTGGGATCAGACAGAAGCCTTTCAGCATCCTTGATTGCTTGCTTATCGGCAAACGCAGAAGCCTGGAAGGATCTCCAAAGCTCCATGATCTTTACAATAGACTCTATGGCAGGAGGGAGGGATAGCTTTCCGTCTACTACCTCCGCCTGCTCAACCTTCTTCCGCAAAGCTGGAATGTCTCCCCCAGCCTTCCTTACCTGGGCGACCTGACTAGATAAGCTCCCAGCCTCATTAGACTTTAAGACTTTGTTAAGGTCCTCCCCGCCTTGAGCAGATTCAAACTGACCTATGGCAGAAAGGGTCTCCTGTCTTTGGGACTCTATTAGTTTCTCGGCCTGTTCCGAGGCTGTTGATACTATGTCCCCAAGGTATTTATTTACTTTGGCTATAGGGCTCTTAAGCAGAGCCTGCCCAATAACCTCAGCTCCCACAGCATCCCCGGACAGTTCGGATATCCTTTCAGCTTGAGCCTCTGCCCACACCTGTAATAAGCTATCAGGGTCAGTAAAGTCAGCATCCTTAACTGCGGCTAGAAGAGCTTGTTTTACTACTTGATCCCCAACTCCCTTTGTTCCAGCAAGGGTTAGAATCTTCTTGAAGGTTTCCTTCTGTAGATTCTGCTTTACTGCGTCCCTAACCGCTATCAACTCTGGGCTCAGGGCTTGGATAGATTCCTTAATAGAGGTTATGTAGGCTGCGATAGCCTTAATTCTTTCATCTCTTGAAAGGGTGGAGGTGCCGTCTATAAGGTCAGAGATTTGTTGGGAGCTGGCCCCAACTTCTATTGTTTTGAGTGCTTGTAGGAGCTTGGGATTTTGAAACACCTGGCTAGCATCTGACAGATCTATCCCGCCTTCTATCGCCCGGTCTACCTCTTCAACTGCTTTCTCGCTCATCAGCTGAAGTTCGACAATTACCCCAGAGATAGCTCCGTCCATCCCGGAAGTAAGGTTCGACAACCTGCTTAAGGATTGATCCAGATCAGCTAAAGTCTTTCCAGACAGGGCTGTAGAGGCCCCTGTTATCTTAGGAAGTAAAACTTTACCTCTCACTTCAAGACTGGCTGAGGAGTACTCTTCCACCGCTGCTAGGATTGTCTTTTGAGCTTCTTGTGACAGGGAGTCGAAGTCGGTTATGACCGCCCTTATCCCGGCAGAGAAGTCCCTCTGAGCTTCCTGAATCTTCAGGACTCCGGAAGCGGCATTCCCTTTACCTTTGGAAGAGTCTAGATCAAACTCATCAACCCCTCTCAGCACTTCCTGGAGGTTGCCTTCCGCATCTTCCAACTGCCCTCTGGCCGCATCTACCTTATCAGCAGATACCTGCATAGCTGTTCTATTGGCCTGGAATAGGCTTGCAGCCAATTGAACAACAGAGAAGATGCCTAATACTATGCCTAGCGGCCCGAGTCCGGCCAAGAACCTTGGAAGAGCCCTGGCAAACAATTTGACGGCCTGTGCGCCTTTACCTTGAGCTGCTCTTTTCGCCCCGCCTTTCATCAAACTAGAAGCGGAAGACAGTTTAGGCTTCGCCTTCCCCCCTGTAGCAGATCCCGCCAACCCTAACAATCCTAAAGCCGTTACGAATTCGGAACTACCTACACCTTCCTCCTGAAAAGCTAGACTCCCCGCACTCCCTGCAACTGCTCCAGAAACTATCCCTACTACCTTCCCAATAACTCCTTTACTCAGGAATCCTCCAGCCACCGCTCCGACTGCACCAGGAGCAAACGTCCCCGCGAACCCTTCTTCCCCTGCGAGTTTTAAGGATTTATCTAACTCCACCAATCCGGAGATGGCCTCAGTAAGGACATCCACGAACCCTTCTAAAGAGCGAACCCCTCCTCCAAATACCTCATCTCCAAAAGCGGTGAAAGCGGCTCCTAAGTTAGATAAGCTGTTGGCCAGAGACTTCATTTGAATCTCAGAACCTTCCGCAGCAGCCTGACCGAAAGTTATCCGCTGCTCAGCCTCGCTTAGATTGTCAAGATTCTTGATCAGGGCGGTGATGGCATTGGTAGCCCTAACATTAAATGACCTTCCGAACAGTGCCTGGGCATCGTCGGCAAAGCCAATTCTTTTCAGCTCCTGTAACACAGACAACAGAGGGTTCTCTGCGTGTCGGAACTGAGCAAACATGCTTTTGATAGTGGCTTTGGACAGATTTTCGCCAAGCTGTTTGTACCGAGTTTCCAGAGCCCCAATCGCTTTATTGCTGGGAGTGAATAGCTCGGTGATTGCCTGACGTAAGCCGGTAGCAACAGTAGAAGGTTTGATGCCTGCGTTTCTCAGCGTAGTAGCGGCTGCCAAGTATTGCTCTGAAGTAAGGTTATAGGAGTCAGCAATCTGAGAGCTTAAGGACAAGATCGTTTTCAGATCCCCTGCAGTAAGCTTGGAGATGTTGATGGCCTTGGTCAGTTGGTTTGCAAGGTCAATCTCATCCATGTCTTTAAAGACATTTCTCATGGTGGTCAGGAGGTCAGCTGCAAGCTCTAACCCGCTATCAGTAGCGGCTGCAAACTGAGCAACAGACTCCAACACCTTTGGAATATTGTCAGCTTCCACCCCGGCCTGGGCCAGTACCCTAGCAGTTCTTGCAATTTCATCCGTAGTAAACTTGGTGGTAATAGCGACCCTTTTAATGGACGCTTCGATACCTACCATGCCCTTATCCGTAACCCCGGCTACAGCTTGCAGGGAGTACAGTTCCTTATCTAAAGATACCAGACCTCTGGCCAGTGCGTTGACGGCCCCTAGAACCTGATACAATGCTCCATACCCAAGAGCAAACCTAAAGAACTGCCTAATAAGCAGAGACCCTTGACCTAGGTGGGTGTTTAGCTCTTTGTGGGCTCCAGCAACATCCTTAACCCCTTTGGCCTGGGTCTTCGCCCCCTCAGCTGCCTTCTTAGTCGCAGTCGCCCTTTGAGCCTGAAGCTGTTTCACTTTCCTTTCTGACTCGGCTAAGGATTTGAGACGCGCATCTAGAGCCGTGACGGCTATTTGATATTTTCCTGACTCGTGAGTAAGCCGCTTTACGACCTTAATGTTGTCCCCTGCAGCGAGAGACCTGGCCTTCAAATCTGCAATATTGTCCTTAGCAAACTGCTTGAGTCTTTTAGCCGCTGCAGGATCCTGGACTCTACCTGCCTGTCCCTGCTTACCAAGATCCGCTACACTGCTCACTCCTAAGTTTTTCAGAAGGTTTGAAGGGGATTGTGGATCACTGGCCGACCCCCGAGCAAAGGAGAGTCTGGACTCCCTCCTAACTCTAAGCTTTGCCTCTACTAAGGATTTCCTTTCTACAGCTGCTCTCTGCTTCTTTAGGGCTACTTCTTTCTTAAGCTGTGCGGCAGCTTTAGTTTCCTGCTTCTGCAGAACTCTTCTTACTGCAGCAACCTTCTCCAACTGTCTATTATTCTTGAGGATCTGCTCAGAATAGTCGTGAGTCTCCTTCCCAAGCCTAGTATTTTCCTTGAGTAGTGCAGACTGTTCAGCATCTAAAGCTGACTTCGCCTTACTAACTAAATTGGGTGGCAGTGTTCCTGATCTTGCAGAAGAGGCAAGGGCTCCGACATCCCCTGAGCCAAAGACAGTTTGCCTTTGAGAGGCTCTGCCTTGAGAGGACTTTAAGTATGCTGCGTCCCTAGTCGCTCTGGAGGAAATCCCCTTGCGAGCCTCAATATTTTGATCTTGAGTTCTTCGGATCTTTGAAGTTATGCTGGACAGTTCAGAGGTGTCTTTAGAGAACTGCTTGTTAAACCCTATCAGCCCTGCCTTAAGATCCTCAAGCCCTGGGACGTTCCTAAGTCCGTGGATAGCCTCGGAGATCGCACTTTTCGTTGCCTCTTGAGCAGTAACCTGCCGGGTAACCCCGCTCCTTTGGAGAGGTCCCATACCTTCTAGGCGTTTTCTGGAGATCCTCTGATCCCCAATTCCAACCAGGCTCTGAGCCCTGCGAGCGTGAGCCCCACCAAGGCCCTTATTGGCTCTGACAACTTCATTGGTTCTACGGGCAACTGCTTTCAGCGCCTCTGCTTGTTGATACAGGGCGTCCGTTCTGGACTTAACCTTAGAGGTAAACGACTCTAGTTGGGACTTTGAAAGCCCTTCTGTAGACTTCTTCCCAACCTCTTCTATTGCAGCTATTCCGGCTTGAGCCTGCTTCTGGAATCCTTTTATAGCCGAGTCTAACGACTTAATAGACTTTCGTTTGTCTGCAGGAGACTGGAAGTCTCCTCTGGCTATTTTTTCGAGTTGCTTAACGGCATCAGAGGTGTCAAAGACCACCTTAGCTGGAAGGGTTAGGACATCTCCTGAGCTGCTCTTGGTGGCCATATTTATCCTGAAAGTTATTTATCTAGGGTGGTGGAATGATACCGCACAGCCCCCTAAAAACCTACAGATTTAGCCGCAGCTGCCATTTTGGAGAAAGACGCAGCATCCGTGACTTCATGGGTATTAGCATCGGTGGCAGGGGGGAGGTTTGACTTACTGTCTGAATAGCCTCCGCCGAAACCAAACAAACAGGCTTCGTATCTTTGGGTTAGAGTCTGCCACAAGAATCTATATTTTAAGGAGATGGATAGGTCTACAGCTTGGACAGGGGTGTTGCAGTAGTGGTGGGAAGCTTTGTCAAAATCGTACTCATAAACATAAAGCAAAGACTCCTGCAGGGTGAGTCCTTTTGTGAACTCTGCTAATTGAGTTCCAAGCCCCGGCTTTGGGTCAGGTTTCTTCTGCTTATTAACTTCCTCAGAAAGCTTTTTCTTCTCTTTAGAAACTTCATTAAGGGCCGCAGAGACGGATTGTAGAAACTCCTCAGAGTATGGTGGAGGGTGTCCGCAAGCTTTCAGTACTGGAAGTAGCGCCTCCTTGAGAGAACATCCTGGACTCTCTTCCACACTCCGCTCCAACAACTCCATAAACAGGTAGGTTATCGGGAACTCTTCCTTGTGGGAGTAGTGATAGAATAAAGTACTCATTACTGTAATTGGTCGGGAGCGGAGTGAAAGATCCCGCTCCCGACCAATTCCTTAAGCGTCAGCGCCGTTAGCGTACATGCCAATCGGGTGGGACGGGATAACAGATGCCAAGTGAACCAAAGCTCCGCCAGCCCCGTAATCTGCAGCAGAAGGCTCCAGGAGGCTGAGAGTTAGCTCCGTAGAGGCAAAGTCCTCAGCGTTATTGGCAACTTCAAGGCCAGAACTTACAGACGCCTTCCAGAAGTGCCACACGGTTGGGCGGCCTGTTGAGTTCTCCTTCTGAATGACGGTAATCGCCATATAGTTGGTTTGTGAAACATCCCCAACAGGGAGCTGGTGGGATATGAAGTAAGGTGAGCCGTCTGCCAGGCCATAAGTGACAGGAGTTCCTGCATTCAAGGTCAGGGCGTCTACTGAGATACTGTCAATCAGACACACTGTCATCTTCTCAGGCTCGCCAGCAGGCCATGTGGTGATATAATCCCCGGCAGTGATAGACGCACCTTCGCCGGTAGCAACATTGATAAGAACTGCGGCAGCTGCAACAATTCCATCCACTGTACCTGAGAAGTCTGTTGGAGCAGTTCCACTAGAACCCTCCCCAGACAACATGCGAATGTTACGTCTTGAATACTCCCGCATAGTTGCGGTCAGTTCCGCAGTTTGCCGAATGATAGCTGAGTCAACCAATTTTCGAGGAAAGCCGCCTTCCAGTGTGGCAGACTCCTGAGCTATGTTGACGGTAACTTGATCCAAAAGGCCAGCTGAGTGATCAGCTTGGGTCAGACTCATTGCTAAAGTCTGGGGGCCGAAGCGCATCTCTGCAGTGCCGATGGGAAATTTGTTGGTAATCGCTGAACCTAAAGCCATGATAAATACTCCATCTACTTATTTTTAAAAATTTCGGCAACGAGATTTGTGCCAAGTTTTGCTGAGAGTGCAGCTATAAACGGACGAGAGCCTTTTTTAGCGTACTGCTCAACCCATAAAACCCTCATAATAGAGGGAGTTTTGCTCTCTCCGAAAGGAGCAGTTCCCTGCCCCTTAATAGGAGTACCTCTGAAGAAAGATTTTACAATTAAGTTATCGAAAGGGCGAGGTAATTTATTTGCCGTCGATATATTTATATCATACTTGAAGGACCCTTTCCGAGTAACCCCTTTGAATTCGTGAGTGACGACGACGCTTGCCTTGTCTAAGGATACTACAGGCTTTACCACGTTCCACAGCTTTCCAGAATCCCTCCAGAACGATGTTGGAGTACTAGAAGTAATCTTTTTCCTTGTAAGGGTGGAGGCGGCTAAAGCAGGCCACACAGGAGATAGTGGTAGATCCCCTTTGGTTGCTGAGATGCTCAGCATGTCTAAATTGGAGGCAGCCCCTGGAACCCCTCTTAGAGTTTTCCTAACCCCTCTAAATAAGGCAACATAGTAATCGTCCGCCAATTTACGGATAGTCTTCTTCCTATGGCCAAGGATGGAGGCAGCACTTCTTCTGGATGCAGCAGACTCATAAATCCTTAGAGCTATGAAGTTCTCCACTCCTTTTTTTGCCTTGAGCTTTCCATACCTTACTCGGCTAGTCAAATGAACCTCTGCACTCTGGAGGTTATAGACCAAAACCTTATCCCGGCAACGTGGTCAAATACCTGAGGATCCAAGGAGATCCCAGTAACGTATAGACTACCTCTACCTTCTATGGCCGAATGCCCTCTGTAGTCCCCTAAAGGGATAGTTTTCCCCTTCTCAAAGAGATTATGGATCTCTGCAGACAGGTCTGATAGTTTGTAATTTCCAACATCTGATACCGTTCTAGCTCCGGCAAGAAATGTGGCTGTGTATAGTGGATCGTGAGGAGAAGGTTGCACTGACTCAAAGGACCACACAATGACTGGGTTCTTAGCCTTCAGGATGGAGTCTACCTGCGTCACATCGTCCATCTCAACTCCCTTGATACGTCTCCAGTCGCCTCCTCTAGCCCTCAAGGTATCGACCAAATCCAACATCACTTTATCAAGGGTGGACTTAACCAGTATCGCTACTTCACTCACTGCCAACCGCCTTGCCTTTGGCTCCAATCAGATCAAGGGTGTCGTAAACTTCATCCACGTTATACCTAAAACCATTTTCGAGAACTATGTAACAGTCTGAGTCTACTGGCGCTTCCTTAGGGAACGTGATATTTACCCTAGAGTACTCAACCTCTTCAAACTTTCTGGCAGAAGTAGCGGAGTACCTTTCTATATCTACCCAAAACTTCCCTAAGACTTCAACCCCAGACGATTGCCTAGCCCCTGAGGACCTTTCCAAATAAGACTGCTTACACAATTTCACCTTATGGGGGGCGGCCCTAACAAGGTAAAACCTGCCATAGGAATCCCCTGCCCAGGCGTCCTGATTGCTGCTTTCCAGAAGGAATACGGTATCAACCGACTCCAACTTATACGCTGGGTACCCTTCCGGCAATGTGTCGTCCCCGGAGAGGTGCAGTATTCTTTTCTTTTGGCCAAAAGTTCTTTCGGTTATGAACCTATCAAAAGTAGACAGTCTGGCTTTAACACCAACACTAACCCACTTCTCTCTGTCGGAGTTCCATCCGTATACTTGTAGATCACAAAACTTGCCGATGGCTCTCCCTAAATTCATTACTGTCCCGTAACCGCGTCTATGTCTGGAGAGGACACTCCCAACGGGGAGATCACTTCAGACGACCCGCTCCCTCCAAGGATAGCTGCGCTTAAGAGGTTCTTATACTTAGCCGCCCTGGAGGAAGCGAAGGAGACTATTTTATCTGGGTCATAGTTGGAGAACCTTTCAATCTTCGCCTTTCCGTCTGAAGTAGACTTTGGGAAAAGAAGAGGTCTAGCCGCTATCTCCTTGGCACAGAACCACCTTGAGTACAGGAGGAGGTGGGACCTGTTAGCCTTTTGGTCAGATGTGGCCAAGGCCGCCTTCCCTTCGGAGTCAACGGTAGAGTGGGTAGGAAGCCACGAATCAAGGTCAGATATCAGCTCCAGATCCATCCCCGAATCCACTATGATTCTGTCTGGGCAGTCTGATTCGTCAATCCCTAAACAAGCCCTGATAGAGGCTGTTCCGGTGTAACCTACGACCGAATTTTGCACAACTAGCCCCTAATTACCAAGAGTCCTGCGGATAGTTGAACATCTAGCCAGGAGCCTTCCTTGCACTTACTGATATCAAGTAAGGTAGGAACCTTGCTGAAAGAGATGCCACGAGCAGAGTCAAATAAACTCCCATTGACCTTATCGGAGGTAGTGATGACACTCTCCCCTCTAGGGTATTTAGTCTTCTTGCTGCCGGGGGAGGCTACCTTGTTTTGTGTCTGTAAAGCCATAATACATACCTCTCAAATTAAGAAAAACATGAGGAAGGGGTTAAGGGAACCCCTTCCTCGAAGGACCTACACGGTCAGGGTCATAACGTCAAAAGCGTCAGTGTACAGCTTATGAGACAGCTCGCCATAATCCACACGGAAGCCAGTAGCTCGACGCAGAAGGAAGTTCTCTATCGCGCTGTAGTTAGCCGATATGTTGACTACCTTGCGAATAGCGAACCGACTATCAAGCCCGACAATCGTATTGGCGGGAATTACTCCGTCCTCTACAATCAACACTCGAGGAGCTTGGATAGACAGGTTATCCACTGTCATATCAATCGGGAACTCGCCGCCAGGAACAAACACAGTATCTCGACGTGGCTTGCCAGTACGAGCTTCAACAGCCAGAGCGGTATCAAGCGTCATAATAGTACGGTTGATATTTCTCTTCCGGTAATTAAGTCTCAGGTACTTAAGCCAAGCTTCGTGAGTAATAACCCCGGCAGCAACAATGCTGGAATCAAGAGTATCTGCCTGGAAAGTCGCAAGAGCTACTTCACCACGATCCACGTCACCAGCAACGATTCCAGAGATGTGCTCCTCAACCATACGAACACGCTCACCGCGAGCTTGAGCAGTCATAGCCAAAGACACAAGATCCAAGGTAGACGTGCTTTGAGCTTGATCAGAGATCATCAGGCCGATAGATTTGGTAGTGATGGTCTTACTAACTTCGCTGACAGTGATGCTCACCATCGCGTCTGGCTCTGCCAATTGCGAGATAGGGTTGCTGGAGTTAGACTCTGGAGCCGTAACATTGATGATCGGTTGCTCAAACTTCGGACCAGAAATCGTAGCCGTCTGGGCAATCATGCTTTCCCAACCAGAGAGGAAGTCATCGTGAGAGTTGCGAAGTTCACTTTCGATAGTTCGCATGATGATTTCAGGGAACAGCAATCGACCTGACGCAGTGTTATTACCGCTGCCGTCATTTCGAGTGATTGCTCCAACCTGGATGCCGTCCTGGGCAACTGCCTTCATAGTAGGAGGCTTAATTCCTGTGGCAACGTCTTCACCAAGATACATCCCTGCACTGGCCATAAACTGACCAATAACAGTTCCGTACTTGCCTTCGTCAGTTTTGTTACCGTGCTGCTGAGTAAGGTACTGAGTCAGAGATAAGCCGTTATCCGCTGCAACCTGATACTCTTTAATATTGAAGGCCACCTCTTGCGCGTTTCCTTCGGAGTCTCGCAGCTTAAATACACTTTCGTTCTCGTTCATAATAATGTCTGCCTTTTTAAAATTTAAGGGTAAGCTGCTAAGTTACACGCGCTCAATAATGATCGTATCGCCAGAAGCTCCAGTCCCTGTAACAATGCGAACAATTCTCCAACGGAAGATTGTTGGAGAGCCTTCTTTAACCTTGGCTGCTCCTGCAGTACCTACTGCGGCCTGAGTGTCACCAACTGCATAGTTTCCTACAGTGACATTACCTACTTGAGCCGCTCCAACTTCCACCTCGACTCGACCATCCCGTTGGACTCCCCCAAAAGAAAATCCGGCATTGACTGTGTTGGGTTCTACAGAGGTCACAAACCCTTCGAGTTCATTGCCTCCTACCGCCAAAACATAGTTCTGGGCAGTTCCCATCTTAACAGCTTTACCTACATCTCCAGTAATCCAGCCTTCGCCTGCGGCAGCGCCTAACGCAGCATCAGTGATGTCAGCAAAAGGGGAGTTAACTTTTACACCAAAATTGAAAGTACTCATCTCTATTTCCTTTATTTAATTTACTGAAGAGTCAGCTTACGGTTTGCATTCTCTACCGCGTGGTTTACTACAGACTTCTCTCCCTTCGAGTCCGCATCGCTTGGAACCTCAGCAGAAGCTCCTGCACGGTACTTAGCATTAAATATGCTGTGTACTCTGTTGTACTGGGAAATGACCAAAGAAACGTCCATTCCGTCCATCTTGGATACCATGCCTCCAAGGGGGAGCTGCATCCGGTTCGTGACGTCAATAACTATCTTGGTAAGTGCTACCTCCGTAGACTTCGCCTTAGTCAACTCAGACTGTGAAGCTGTCAGGTCGGCCTTGCTTTGTGCCAATTCAGTAGATAGCGAAGTTACCTTATCGAGCAAGGTTTCCAAAGTCTTATCAGGGGCAGCTTGAAGCGTAACTCCTTCCTCGACTTTGCCTTCAACTTCCTTAGCAGCTTCTTTACCTTCTTCTGCGGCAGCTTCAACTTTAGGGGCTTCTTTACCCTCCTCGGTTTCTGTGATCATTTTCGGATCAGCCAAAACCTCAGCTTCTGGAGCTCCAGAAGCGATGGCTGCTACTGCTTCCTTAGTTAGAACTTTTTTCTTCATATCAAACTCACTCAAGTTAATGTGTTGGTTGACCTCAAGACCTTCCACGTTGTTCTTGTGCTTACTGGAGATATGCTCAACTACTCTGTCAAACGTATCTATTGAATCCACAAGACCTACAGGAACTGCCTCAGCCCCTATAAATACCCTGCCTTCTGCGGCAGTGGCTATTAAAGCTGGAATAGGGATACCTCGGTAGTCTGATACAGTCTCTAGGAATACATTATAAATGGAATCCATTTGGGCCTCTATCTGCTCACGGGCTTTACCATCCAACTTCTCATAAGGGGTTCCAAGACTCTTGTACTCCCCTTTACGAATAACTGTAACCTCTACTCCATCTTTCTTCAACCTCTCAGCATAACTGGCGTGAGTGGTTATCACCCCGATGGAGCCTACTGTAGCCAACTTACCTGCGAATATTTCCTTGGAGCTTGACCCAAGCCAGTACCCTCCAGAGGCCATAACGGTGTCAGTGAAAGCATAAACGGGACAGAGGCTGTCATTCACCTCTCGAATGAAATCCGCAGCCCCGGAAACTCCCGACGCACTTCCCCCAGGCGTCCCCAGAAGCAGCAGGACTGCTGACACTTCTGGGTGCTCTATCGCAGAGAAGACCGCATTTCTTATCTCCTCATAACTCACTACCCCAAAATACCGATTCCATCTATTGTTCTCAGTCACTAAAGGGCCGGAGATGCTGACTATTCCTACATTATTGTGGCGGGAGACCATGTATCCCATATCCCCAAACCCGTCTTGATCTTCATCTTCATCTTGAGGCCCGTATGAGGTGGATATAATGGCCTCAAGATCTTTTGGGGATGTCTCATTTACCTTAGTGAGGATATCTTGGTAAGTTTTAAAACTTCCCTCATCCCCTAACCAGATAGTGTGGTCGTTTTTCACTGACTTTCTCCTCCAGCTTTATTCGGTTGGTCGGACTGAAGAGCCCTACCCTGTGGGTCAGAATTTGGGGACACTTTATCCACGTCTATTCCTTTCTGACCTCTCATAAAAAATGTTCCACTCAAAGGTGGAGCTCCTTCTGGCCTTGGTCCGGTTCCCAGCATGTCTGCAGCTTGAGAGTCGGAAATAAATCCTTCAGATAAAAGTGTCAGTATCCGCGCCTGCTTCATGGTCTTGAAGGCTTCTAGCTCATCCTCAGGCCGGAGATTAATAGGTGCGAATCTAAACCTAACGTAAACGTCAGAACCGAACAACCTTACTGCCAAGGTCATCAGTCTTGATAGGTTCTCCTCAACTGGGCGCTGGATACCTCTGGCCACTTTCAGAAACACCAGGCTCTCAGTGTTAGACAAGCTCTGAGAGCCGTTTATTCTTAACCCGAGGATTGATGGGGATATCTTCAAAGAGGTTGCCAACTGTCCTGATAGGGCGTTCATTAAGGGGACGTAATCTGCTTTCTCTCCCTCAGCCTTAACTAGGTCAACCTTACAACTATCGTAGGATACAATAGAATCCTCAGGAGCTAAGTTCTTCACCTCATCCTCAACAGTAGACCTTATCTGTTCCAGCCATACTTGGAGCTTTTCTGGATCTCCTTTTACATCGTCAGGAGCTGCAGCTACCACCTTCTCGGAGTCCAGAGTGAAAGTCAGCCTTCCATGACCTTGCCTGCGAACCGCTCTTCTCATCTCCTCAATAAACTCTCCAAAATGGAAAGTAGAGGACAAGGAGGCGGACATCATGGTGGTGGCGTAAGCCTTGTTAGCGTGTTTATGTAGCTCAGAGATAAACATGGTCGCTAGATCAAGTGAGATCTGGTCGCCAGTGGCTGACTCTTGTTGAGGATACTTGGTACCATCCCCTCTCGAGACCCAGGACAAGGTGTCATAAGGGATGACGTTAACTCTATCTGGAAGTCTGGACTTGTTCAGAACCAGCTCTTGAGCTAACGCCCCAGTAGTGATGACCTCCAGGAGGGAGGTTTCCAAAATACCTGCAATGGATCGCTTGTCAGCAAACCCTTTAGAATAATCGTGCAAGGTGTCTAGGCTGGCCATAACAGATCTGGCCGTTTGAGTGCCTTCCTCGCTAAACTGGTGAGTAGTGGTGTCGTAGGCTTTCACAGAGAAATCGTTATTGGCAACCTCAACAAAGGAGAATATCGCCGCAGACAGGGTTCCATCTTGTCTATCCAAAGCTCGAATAGCCGCAATGTCATCGTTCCTGGCTCTGAGAGCTGTTATAGATGAGTTCAGGGACTGCAAACTCTCCCTAGGAATAGCATCTCCCTTCCCAGTTGCAGAAGCTGAAGTGTCGGCTACGGCTTTTGTCGGAACCTTCCTTGGGAGGGTGATTCCAATCCCTGAGGCTGCATTAGATTTGTTTGCCATTAAACGTAACCCATATTAACTGAACCCGTACCGACTTACGGCTGGCTGATCAGAGGACATATCCTTCATCTTTACCTTGCCCACCATAGGAAGGCAAGGTACTGCATTATTAATCAAACCCTCTGAGCAAGCTACCTTCTTAGCAATGGTAGCAAAAAGTAGAGAGTGTGCGTAGTGGTCATCGCCAGTATTTGTCCAATAACTAACTAATTCCCCTATATTATTTTTTTGATCTATCCTCTTCATGGACTTAACATGGTCAAGAATGGTCTTGAATTCTGGGCCATCCCCTATAGTAACCCTCTTGGAGTTTACATCCTTAACAAGATCATCAAAACATCCGGTTCTGTAGGACTTACACACCTGAGACTCTACATCAAACTGAGTGTTTTTTAAATTCCTGCCTGCGGTCCGAGTATAATAATTGGCCCAAACAATTCCAACTGGGCAGGCGTCTATGAGGAACGCTGCCACACTGAAATCTGGAGCCGCGTCCACAACCCCGGCAACACACCCAAAATTCTTCATGAGTTGAAGAACCCGAGTACCTAAATAATTCTTACCGTCCTGTCGAATACGCTCTGCGTAGATCACTCTCCCGCCGCTGATACCTGGCAATGTCAAGACAGTGAACCAACTGGTCTTACCTACGTCCAGACCAAAGACCGTATTGCCTGCTTGAACCGTAGTCTCTCCGTCCAAAGGTTTGCTCAGGGATGGGAATGTGGAGCCCTCCTTTATCGGGCCTTCTAAGAAAGAAGTCTCAGCGTCAGAGAAAGGGAGGCCGACTTTAAAATTAACCCAGTCTTTCTTCCTATCATAATCTTGGATCTGCGCTAGAGTTCTTCTAATCGGGTTTATCTCTGGAACATCCAACGGGCTTACCTGATAACCTCTGAACAGCTTATTCGGAGCCTCATGCACCCATGCTCGCTCCTTTGGGTTGAGCCAGTGCTTAGCGTCTATGGGGTTTGTACAGACATCACATCGGATGAACGCCTTGGATATGTCTACTCTCGGATCCTCGAGATCTTCCTTATCAAAGGTGTGCAGGGTTCCGTCATATCCAGGGATCTCCACAAAATCCATAAAGTTGGGGGATACTTGGTCCAGACAGTGAGGGCATCTGACCGTGTACTTCCCTCGGCTTGAGGAGCTGTATGCCTTATTTATCCCAAACCCTTCTACAGTAGGGGTAGAGAATAGCCTCTCAAAATACTCCCCCTCCTTGGCGTGACCAAGACGTGAGTTGTAGGTAGTCAAAACCTCCTGATTACAGAAGTCTACCTCGTCCTTAAACAGTCCTTGCGCCGGTACAGAGATTGCGGACTGTTGTCCATAAGTTCCACTCACATACAAAAAGGACTGCCCTATCTGCTTCATCTCTGCGGAGTCATTCTTAGAGCTTGCTGCAGAGCTTAGGGTTGGACTGTCCTGCATCACCGGGTCAATTCTACCTTTGGTAAACTTCTTAGCGATGCCTGCTGTTGGTAGGACGTAGATCAGAGTGAATTTCTTTAATAGGTACAGGAGGGCTAAGGCCAGTCGAAGCTGTAGTTCAGAAGCTCCAACCTGAGAGCATTTCTGAACGCAGAGCTGAGCTGCTGTATCGGAAACAACGTCTATCTGGTATTCGTGGCCGTCGAACGTCCACAATTTTCCGGCATCCGTAGGGTGTGCGGTGTTCTTCTCCAGCCATTGTGGGATCTTGCTCAGGTCTGTGGTGTTTGATGACTGTATTCTGAGTCTGTCCAGATAGAGCCTGTAGTCTTTATGTAATGACACAATCTACTTCCACCAACTCTACGTCTGAGACTCTGACCAACTGATCTAAAGATGTAGAGGAGGATACCCTCTCTACATCTTTAACTGAGTTAGACTCCTCGACCAACGAAGAGTGTCCGACGAGTTGATCAAGTTCCATCCTAACTCCTATCTAAACCGCGAATTGGCGTTTTCCACTTAGCGTTGCCTTTGGAACTTGATAAGGTAACGACAGCGTACAGCTGCTGTTCATCGCTGACGGGGAGGGTCCCAGGTAGAGTGTATCTATAGGTTCCCGGTAGATTAGACACTTCCGCTAAGGTAACTGGCCACGAAATAGAGGTAAGCGGAGTGTCGCTCTCATCATAAACTGTAGCTAAGATGACGGCTCCGCTTATTATCTTGTTAGTAACTTGGTCACGGATATCTCCGGCCTGGAGCACCATGTCGTTCCCAACAAGAAAAACCTGTATCTGGTCATCCACGATTAGGACGCCTGTGAGTTCTTCTGTACCACCGCGTCTGGTTGAATCGTCTTAGTTGCAGCCCCCAATGAGCCGTCACCATTGACAATCCGGGAACCTGGGATTCTCTCCCCTTGCTCTCCAGTGTCAAAATCTTTAGCCCACCCTAACCCTATCCACTTATCGGCAATAGCCTTAGGAAGCGTAGAAACGTCCCCTTCGTAAAAGGGCTCAGGATATCCAGGCTCTTTAATGGTTTCTTCTGTTACCTGTACTCGCCTTCGGTCGGTCATTTTCACTTCCTCTAGGTTGGGTCGCCAATTTCGTGAGCATGAGCGCCTACATCAACAGTACCGCCAGAAGTAAGGGCTTGACTTGTGCAAGTAGTTACTCGCCGCAGAGAGGTGTCTCCGCTGTTAGCAATAGCAACGTGATCGGCAGTTCCAGAGGCGTCGATAGCCAGCCCTGTCTTTGCTGCCAAAGTTGACTTACGGCCACTTGTGTCGCCGTTTGCCGTAGTAAAATCTGTTGCTGGAACCAAAGTGTCGATAGCCAGTTTGAACGTGGTAATCGCTTCGGTATAGGTGGTAGGTTGGCCAGCACATACGCACAGCCTGTCACCCTCCCCTAAATCTAATTGTGCATCAATAATTGAATCTGCTAACGCCTTAGCCATCTACCCAATCCTCAGTTAATTGTTACTTTCCCAGTTATCACTTCTTCAATAATAACACTACCTTCAACTTTCGTATAGAGTACCAACCTTCCTGAAATCCTTCCTAAGACTGCTCCCCCCAAACCTATAATCTCTAATATCTGACTTTGGGTGAGAGACTCCACGGCTAGAACCCCGTATTCAGTTAAAGCCGGGGAGTCAATTACCTGTAGCTGCCCAACGTCCGCTACGGATATAGCTGCGGATACAGACAAAGTAATCTGCTCCAACTCTTGAGATTGAAGTAGGGCGTCTACGAGTAATACGTTATTTTGCACTAGCAGAGGGGCGTCTAAGGACTGGGATTGAGTCATAGTATCCCCAACCAATACCCCAGACACCAGCAATATAGACTCATCTAAGGACTGGGATTGCAGTATCTGATCTGAAGATAAAACACTATGGGTAGTCAGTGTTGGGAGGCTAATCTCTTGCTGCTGACCCATCCCGTGAATCGTTATCTGCGCCACTCCGCCGATAGTTGGGGAGCTGTACGTCTGGCCTTGGGAGGACCCTTCCGGGGTTATCTGTCCATGCTGCTGAAGGGTTGGGGAACCATACCCCTGACCCTGTTGCACTGCCTGAGCAATAATAGACGCAGCTATTGATAAGCTAACCCCCTGTAGAGACTGAGACTGGTTTAATCCTCCTGGGTAAACGATGTTCTTCTGAGTTAAAGTCGGAGGGCCTATCGACTGTAGTTGGCCAATAGTTTCCGCAGTTAATATATGAGCCTGAGTTAAAGTCGGAGGGCCTATCGACTGTAGTTGGCCAATAGTTTCCGCAGAGATAACACTGTGCTGGGTGATTACCGGGGAGTCAAAGGAATGCAATTGCTCAATAGAATTCGGAGTGACATTACTCCCCTGCGTCAAAGTGATATTACTTAGGATCTGGGATTGGCTAATCAAATTTGAAAAAATGCTATTAGCCTGAGTTAAAACCGGACTGCCAAATGACTGGGATTGGTTGAGAGGCTGTAGGACTAGGGCAACCCCTGCTACAAAATCAACTGTAAACGTAGGTGCAGCAACTACCGCAGATGCGCTCGTTACAAGAGCTGTGGCCGGTATAGTCGCTGTGATCGTTTCCTGCGCTGTTATGTCATACGCTGCCCCTGCCGTAAGAGTGATTGTGACAACTGTGTCGCTTGTGCGTGCAACCGATGTTACAACTTCTTTATCTCTTACCTCGTTATTCCAGCCGAGTGTTTCTGTCTGTGCTGAATCGAGGCCATCAATAACATTCTGCCTCTGCGCGTCAAATGTCGCACCTGCCGCAACCCATGTGTCGCCGGTTAGCGTCAAGATGATTGTCTTGCCACCAGTGACAATATCGCTTTCTGAGATGCTAGATGTTGCTGTGCCGGTTAATGCTGCGCTGCTACCGGTAGCAGCATACTGGTCGAATCCTATATCCCAAGGCGCTGCTCGAGTATCCCCATCGACATCATCCGAAAACGGATAATCTGGATCGGAGCTTAAATCTGTGCCATACCCTATCGCCCCTGCATCCGTTGATGCCAGATGGTAATCATCGTTAGCTGCATCCTCGAAAGTGAACGTCTGGTTTATTCTGTTGCCTGTGCCACCAGCATCATCTGCTGTGGCATCGGCAGACGCGCAATAAGCCACATTATTGCTTACATGCAAATTAAAATCTGTGCCGTTTCCTGCGCCAAGACAGTTTTTATAATACACTGTATCCGGTACGTATAGCACATTGGACGCAAAGCCGGTACCACTACAGTCAACCGCTGTACAGGAGTGCAAATGCGAGCTTAACCTCGCAGCAGTACTCCAGAGCATGAATCCAACAGAGCACTCGTATGCCAAGCAGTTTCTAAGATAGTGTTTAAACGAAACACTGGAAAAACTTTCAAACCCATGCCGACCCCCCTTACAGATACAGGATTCAACTTTAACTGAACTCGCACCTCCCAGCGTTATTCCGGTACCGTTAGAATCTGTATTGATAACATCCAGACCTTCCAGCACCATATAGTCAGCATGCAAGCCAATTAGCGGAACCCATGCCAAACCTTTTTGTATAAAGAACCCAGTTTGCGGGATGCCTGTATGCCTTTCCGTCACTGGCGTCATAACTCTGATATATCGTGTAGCGTCAGTCGTCCACCCAGCGACATTTACGCTATCTACCAGACCCCCAGGCCAGTCGTTATAACACTCCAATACCTCCTGCTCATCCAGCGCAACGAGATCTCTCTGCTCTCCAGCCTCCCACGCTGACATCGTGGTGTAGTCACCACCACTGGATCTGAGCGTGTGTGTTACAAGAGTTGCCATCGTCCTAGCTGATTACCGCAGTTTTGCCAGTAAATGCGAGTATCTTGTTGTATAGCGCCGTTTTAATCGGGGCGTAAACATCTGTACCAGCAATTGTGCTGGCGTCAACAATAGCCCCAGAAAAGTCAGGGCCAGTCAGTGTTAGCATGCCCTCGCCCACTTTCGCATCATCCGAATCCAATTTGTCATAACTGACGTGGATTTCCTCCCGCGTCAGATCAATCGTAAAATCTGTAATTTTGTACTTGCTTGCCGTAGTCGCGATCACTTCCTCGGTATCTAATTGTGCTGGCATCAGGATATCCTCTTATCTAAGATTTGGTTTGTATCATCAAGGTTAATCTTATGTCGCCTGCGGGTTTTTACAGGGCGTTCACGCTGGCTCAACAGTCGCTTTAGTTTGGGCAGCTTTAATGCAGACCTTGGCACACTCTCTCGCAAACTGAGATTGTCCTCGCTACAGAGATAGTGATAATCTTCTGGTGGCCCTGGTAAGTCTACAACTCGAAAAGCGGGTGGACCTTCTTTATTACCAAACACATGACCATCAGGCAACACCGTAACTACATCCCCCCGCTTATATGAGCCAGCAATGTCCTTGCTGATGTCAGAATTAATATAGTCTTGAGCTTTAACTAAAAGCCTTGCCATCTTTAATCGCCCTTATTTAGCCCTGCTCATGCCAGCTACGCCAGCTGTCACTCGGCAGTTTTTGTCTATAGTCAACTCAGCAGATCGCATGACCCTGACCGATGTAATCGTGACCTCGCACTCGGGCGTCTTGTACTCGTATCGAGCAAAGCCCGAGAGCAGCGCAACTACCAGAATGATTGCTGCACTTGTCATTTAATTATCCGTTTTTTAGTAATTGTTTTGCCGCGCTTATGGCGCTCCCACAAAACTGTTTTCACTCCATGCTGCCTCATTTCTGCGTCAAAATCAGGCCAAGCATTTTTTGGAATATCGCCTAATGTTGCGCTAACTGTTGCACTACCCCCAGATATTACAATGGAAGCAATGAGTACAGGTTCCCGCATCTCCTCGACAAGGGGCACTGCAACTTCAGCATCTTCGTTAAAGACTCTGAGATTGAAGGCCCCAGTGATGGGGTCAAGCCTAACCTTGCCGCAGGCCATGACTTACTGTCTCCACAATGATCGGACCAAAGAAATCTATCTCCGTAAAAATCCCACTGTGACCTAGGGCAGCTACAGAGAAGTCGTGAGCTGTGCAGATATTTACCACTCCCTCACAATCTCCAAGATAGCCATACCTGCCCATCTCCCCCCAAGGTCTGGCTCTGCTTGCGAACCATGTTAACCGCCTAAGCCACTTAGACCAAGTAACAACTTTGTCTTGTTCATTATGGAAGACTGTAACGCTGGGTACATTTTGGGCGGGGTGTTCGTCTCTCTTCAGGGCTGGGTTGAGGCAAGTCGCTACATCTGCTGGCATACTCCAACGATTTGCAGCAATCCTCATAATGGTACACCCGTTGGAATGCCCAACTACCGCTACTTTCCGGCCATCTGCCTTATATTCCTTGACGATTCTAGCTAGTTTTTTGGCTAGAGTCCCATTTCTTAACCTGACCTTTCTAAGGCTGGCATACCCGTAATTGAAATTCCTAACAAAGAACCCACCCTCTTGGAAATGCTTTGTTAACTTCCCTACAGAGTTGTCTGGATCTGTCACGTTGAAGCCGTGAATCAAAATAACTACTGGTTTATTTGTCATCAAGCATATCCAAGGAACTCAAAATGAAACAAGTCATTAAATGTTTGGTCATCCATGTTGCCGTCGGAATCCCAGTCGCCCCCCCACCTAATGAGGTAGCCAAGTTCGCTGGCAATGGCCTCAACCTGTCCAGCGAAGCGGTAGAAATACTTATGGTCTTTAGGATAGCCTATTCCAGGAATATAGGGTCTGGCATCCACTGCGTCTGAAGGAACTGCGTTGTGCTTGCCGTCTGGCCAATCCAGCTTGGAAGTGCCACTTACGAAGCACTCATGTTGATCGTGGCGATTCCTATGACCCTCTATTACTGCGTGATCAAACCCCCTTCTTAGCACCTCCCTAAACAACTTCTGCAGCTCTGGACGAGCGGTAGACAATCTTCGGTCAGAGGTTCGGCTATACGATGGCATGGGTCACTCTCTGAATCACTTGAAGTTTTCCTATCTGTACAGTCTCTGACCCACCGGGATCTGACACCGTGGAAATCCATAGGATGTCATAGCTGTATTCCCCAGGCTCAATCCCTGCAGTCTGAGCTGGAGTTGGACGTATGTACGCCACCCCAATCTCGGAGTCAGCATCAACCGGGACAGTTATTTCGATTTGTAGGTCTGCCTCGGAATCCGGCAGTGTGGGGTCTTTCTTGATGGTCAGATAGAGCTTATCGCCCCCAATAGCGATGGGGCTGTCGTTCTTATCTGAAACGGTTACCCTGTACTTTGGGCTATTCCCCTGAACCAAAGGGCCGAGATCTTCAATCCGCAAGTTGACAACCTCTCACTTGTAATTAGCGTGGCAATCCGTCTAGAGGGGAAAGCTTAACACTTTGATAGGCGAGCTTCCAGCAGTGTTAGGAACTTCTCAGTCAAGTCTTCCCCTTCGCTGAGATCTTGTAAAATCTCCAAAGTAGTGGCCTCAACTGCCCTATATCTGTCCATAGTCATTAGCTTTTCATGATACTTCATCAGCGTTGCAATTAGTTGGGAAGAGGATGTTACCACCTCCTTCAGCTCTCTAGGCGATACCCCCTCTTTCACCCTGCCTGTGGACAAAAGAACCGTCTTTCTCATCGCCCTAACTGCGGATATCTGAGCAGCTATCTCTACTTTCAGGTCAAAGTTCTCGTCATAAACAAGATCCTCAGAGTCTGACCTGAAATACCCCAGAAAATTTAACTTCTCAATAACTTTATCTGCCAGATCCTCATCAATCTCAGGCAGGATCTCATCACAAAACCGCCTAACCTCATGCCTTAGGTCAGACTCAGTTAACGGTAGACCTCCCTTTAAGGCGTTCTTAGTTATGTCAGACTCAAACTCATGGATTCCAGAGGTCATAGGGAGTCCGCCTTTGTCTTTAAATCCCTCTGATTCTTCCAGTAAGCGTAGGGAGCGGCTCCCAGCAGGATGGCCCACAGGAGAGGTGTAAACACGCTCAAGACGAACAGTGTGGCCGCTATTGATGCTATCAGGTAGATGCTCTGAGAAAACAGCCTGAGCCAACATAATAGCCATGCTTTGAACACTTTATAAGTCAAGGGAAAGAACCCTTGGTGCATTTGAAACTGTGATAGAGTCCCTTCCAGTTTCGGAGCTTCACTGAATAGACCTTGCCAAAGCCTTGCATACGAGGACTTCACTACAAAAAGATAAAATCTGATAAGGTCCATCATCCCATTCTCCATAGAATTTCAGTTATTAGGTTTGAAAGTTTGATCTTGGGGTGCAAGTATTTTACTCCAGACGGAAACCACCTCCCATCTACCCTAACTCGATATAGGTTTTTATGACTTTGAACCTTTTTCCCAGTCATAGAATTAAGGTATTCTCCCAGAGGGAACTCCTCCGCCATGAAGACTTCAATCTTTTTATTTTCCTCAGCATTTCTACTTTTAAGCAGAAGGCTGTAGACAGGTTTTCGCACTTCTGACATCTTTAACCTCTAAAACTTTTTGTGGTCGGTAGTTTACCCTTGCCCCTCCACTGGGGCAAGGGTAAACTACCGACCACAACAAACTCAGGGAGTTCCAATTTGACAAACTTAAGAAACATCTACGCCAAGTTAAGCCAAATGCAGGGACAGTTGGGGGAGGGCTTTAGACTCTCAATATCGCTAGACCCCAGATTAGACAACAGCTTGTGCCTACTAGCTGAAGATTTGATGATCCGAGATAACTTCTACAGGGTCACTCTCCACCCTACTGAACTGGCCAAGATGATTGACGATACCGCTGCAGTTAATCAGTTTATTGTGCAGGTGAAGCAGAAACATCTTCATATTAATACCTCTCGAAATCGTTGATCGGAGTTATATTGTCAATGGCTAGAAAAGCAACCAATAAGCTATTACAAAAAGCAAAGAAATCAAAGAGTGATGAGTTTTATACCCAGCTTTGCGATATTGAAAGTGAATTGCAACATTACAGAACACACTTTAAAGATAAGATCGTCTTTTGTAATTGCGACGATCCTGGAATAAGTAATTTCTTTAAGTATTTTTCGGCAAATTTTAAAGAATTAGGTCTAAAGAAACTAATAGCGGCTTGTTACAGAGAACAAACAATAGATTTGTTTAACACAGCAGAATATAAAAATGGTTTCTTCTTTGAATATACAGGTAAAGAGGAAGAAACTGACATTTCCTGCTTTAATGGGGATGGTGATTTTCGTAGTTCAGAAAGCATTGAACTATTAAAACAGTCCGATATTGTTGTTACGAATCCACCATTTTCATTATTTAGAGAATATGTTGAACCACTCGTTAAGTATGATAAGAAATTTTTAATAATTGGGAATGTTAATGCGATAACTTATAAAGAAATTTTCAAGCTGATCAAGGAGAATAAAGCGTGGCTGGGAATTAATCTTGGCAGAGGCGTTTCTGGTTTTATTGTCCCTGAGCATTATGAACTCTATGGGACAGAGACTCGTATTGATGATTCAGGAAACAGGATAGTTTCTCCAAATAATTGCTTATGGCTAACTAACTTGGATACTTTCAAAAGACACGAGGACATCCCTCTTACAAAGAAATATTTTGGTAACGAAAATGACTATCCTAAGTATGACAATTATGATGGAATCAATGTCAATAAAACGAAAGACATACCATCTGACTACAGTGGTGCCATGGGGGTTCCGATAACATTTCTTCATAAATTTAACCCTGATCAATTTGAAATTATTAAATTCAGAAAAGGGGACGATGAAAAAGATTTATCTATAAACGGAAAATGTCCTTATTTTAGAATTCTAATTAGAAGTAAACGAATCTCCTCCTGAGGACCTCAATTTACTGGAAACGTATAATCTGGCAGCCGAGGGTTAGGGTACTCAGCCGCCAATCCCACTAAATCTAAATGTTTCATATACGCCTATAGAACTACGGGTAATGAGTCAGTGTGCTTTAATGCACTTCATTATCTCGTAAGCGATCTGTGGCACTATGGCGTTTCCTAGTCCTCTACGTCTGTCCAACCTATTGGGTATCCCATGTGGGCTTCCCATAAAGATGGGTTCACTCTGTCCTGCCACTGAAAAGGCTTCCCCGTTAAAAAGCACACGACTTGACTCAGCCCCTTTTGAACTGCCCTCCCCGTTTCCTTGTGGTACCACCTCTCGTTGCAAGTCAGAGGGGGCGCTCCTCTCTTGTCCACAATGGGGATATTTTTCCAATTCGGCTCTTGTGCGCTCAGCGTAGGCAACAATCCAAAGCCTCTCCCTCGCATGGTCCTGTTGAAGAGCTCCAGCCGGAATAATAAGCGGCCTTGTGGCGTAGCCTTCACTCTCCAAATCAGTAAGCACTTTGTCGAGGCCCATGTATTCGTGGTCAGTAACATTTTCGCAAATAACCCAAGAGGGTCGCGCTTGCTTAATAACTCTAAGCATTTCCGGCCAGAGGTGGCGGTCATCCTCCGTGCCTTTTTGCTTCCCGGCTCTACTAAATGGCTGGCACGGATACCCTCCTGTGATGATGTCGATTCCTTCATATTCACTCCCGTCCAATTCTTTAATATCGTGGTGTATTGGTACGCCAGGAAAGTTCTTCCGCAGCACTTTGCGAGGGAACTCTTCTATCTCGCAAAACCCCACAGTTTCAATCCCAGCCCATCTCGCGGAGAGGGCAAAGCCGCCAATCCCGCTAAATAAATCTAAATGTTTCATATATACCTATAGAACTACGGGCCGGGGCAGTCGCAGTGGGCGAAATCATCCCCGCAGACGTGGCAGATAAGGTTGAAGCCGCAGGTGTCTGCAGAGAGGTGGTCCTCATACAACTTTCCGCAGTCAGCACACTTACATTTGCTGGCATAAGATATCTCTGGAGGGTTCACCCACTCCATGAATTTCTCAGCTAATAGTTGGGCGGGTGTGGCAGGGTTGGGTTGGCCTGGGTCAAGTGGAGGGTCATATAGGACGCTGATATCTAAAGCCCCTTCGGACTGAGGATCGTCTGATATTGTTATGGTTACGGCGGTCACTCCTCCGCCTCCTTTAGAATCAGTTCAAGCTCTGCCAGACAGTTCCAGGCCGCGTGGTGCTTATGTGGCAGGCCAGATTCCTGGTCAAGTTGGGTTATGCTTGCGTTGAGTTCATGCCTCCACTTAGCGTCGTTATACCTCTCTATCCCATTTGGGACAGATATCCATCCCCCTCTAGTGTACTTTTTTGCTCCATAGGTTCCGACTTCCGCTATGGCCAGAAGAGCCCTTGGGAAGTCTTTTATCAAACCTGCCAGGATTTTGCCGTCGTCTGCCTTTACTCCAAGCTGGTGGAGGTCTTCTTTGCTGTCGTCAGGGCTAGCTGCCTCTGTCAGGGACATATTTCACTCCATTTAAAAAGTAGTGGGTTGGGCAACGCTGCGAACGGCGCTCATAAACCCCGTTTGTAGCTCATTTTTCGCCTTACTCAACCATCGTTCGCCAGTTGCAATGTAGTCAGCCCCGTGTCCTGAGTTGTACAAGTCATGCAGGGCGTGATCAAAAACCTTACTCACTTTCTCAGAGACCTCTTTAAATTCGTTCATTAAGTCAATCTCTTGCTGGCTTAAATCCCGATACCCTTTTATTTTCTTGTGTTGGTCTTTCATTTTACTCTCCTTAGTTTTCTTACATCGCCATAAAAACGATTACTGAACTTGAACGGAGTACCATCTTTCTTTATCTTGTAGACTCGGATACTGAACCTATCCCCGCAGGGTTGGCTGTCTATAGACGCGACTAAGTAGTTCTCACACTCCCCTGAAAGCCTATCTCCAACTGAAAAAGGGCATAGTTCCTCGGCTAAATCTTGCTCTGCAGCTGCCAACAGCCTACGATCTGCTGTAAGCCTGTCTTTGAGAGCTCTGATCTCTAGTTTTTGAGTTTCAATGTTCAATTTATTTCCCTGGTAATTAGATGGTCTATTGCTATTTTAGCAAGGCTCAACGCCTTTTCCTCATCGACATTGTTAAAACCTATTTCCGCCTTATCCCAACCCTCTTCACTATCTTGGAAGGATATAGCAATAGAGCTGACCCCAAGCCCCGGAGGCATAAAATAAAATCGAATTTCTGGGACACACTCTTCCGGACTGCTATCAAGTTTAACTAAAACTTGCCCCACTTCAGTTTCATATAATTTTGCAAACATTTTAAACCTCTTTAGACGTACTTCCATCGTCTGGACGACACTTCTTTTTCAGCTTTCCAATATAAACAACGACTGTTGCTAATAGGTATTTAGCTAAGAGTCTTGAATCAGGCATTGATAGCGAGATAGCGACGAATACCGCTCCAACTACTATTGCTGCTAAACAGCAGATGATGAATAGGGCTTCCATAAATGGAAGTCCCCCTTATTGCCTAATACTTAGAGCAACTTCTAGCAGGGCCGCCGGTTCTGGTTTCCTTTACTTGAGGTTTCTTGGGCAGTTTTTTGATTACTAACTGCTGTTCATCAACCCACCAGCTATCAGGGCTGACGTTAGTCATGCCAAGTTTAGACTCAATGAAGATTCTGGAGCAGCCGTTCAGGTAAACAGCTCTACCAGTGGCTGTGCCTTTCTGCCCTCGTATAGGGTCGTCAACTATAGCCCCAAGAGGAACGGTTTGTGCAGGGGCAGGCATGGGCTCCATAACTGGCGGAGCGTCTGTAACCTTCAGCTGGGGGTCGTCCACCATTCTGCCCTCCGGCACCTTCCCGTCTTTGTCAACTTGAGGCTGAACAAAGTAGCGGTCACATCCGTACAGGTAGGAGGCTCTGTTCTCTGCTATTCCTTCAAGTCCTGTTACTTGGTCTATTACGAAACTTCCTAATTTAATCATTTGTTTGTGTCCTGTTTTGGGTTTTGTTGGATTCTGATCGGAGCCGGGCAGTTAAACTTGCAGTTATGGCGGAACATTTTGACTCTTCTCATAAGCGCAGTCAGCGCACATACATGCTCTTTTGTTGCCAGTAAACTCTTTCTTGCATCTGTAGCACAGGTTGGAGTAGTTTCCTGGGGCCCAGCCGCGCCTCTTAGGGCGAAGGTCTCTGTCTACTTTATCGTCAGTCAATTTCTTTGCCTCTACTTTAAAGGGGTAGTTTGCCTTGGAAATGAGGCAAAGTCAAGAGTCTGGTGTGGGTAATACACCTGGGAGTTGAAAAGGGGCCGGGTAGGTGGAGGGGGTAGTATATATAGGTGAAATAAAGCCCAAAATAAAAGTCGTGGTGGGGGTTTTCTTCAATGAAATCAATGACTTAGCACCGCACTATTAATTTTGACAATAGTATGAGATGAGCGTATAGTACGCCTATCTTAATTTTTTACAGGAAGCACCATGACCCAGGCCCAGGCTATGCCTACGTTTTTTACCCCGTCCGTGGACGGGCGTGGGACGCCTACGCCTGAATTTTCCCAACGTGTGAATTCACACAAGCCAAACCGACAAGGTGAAATTATGAAAACTACAAATGAAATTTCAAAATCAATTGACAATTCAAAAACAGACAAGAAGGCAAGTAAAATGATTGATATTAAAACACTGGAAAAAAGTTTTAAATCTGCCCAACTATCCGCAATAAAAGAGGGAAAACAAACTCCCCTTTTCAAATCATTGGTAGGATTAGAAAACAGTTATGGAAAAGTTTTAAACTCTGTTAGGGAATACGTATCTCAAATTGAAAAAACAAAACAGGGCAAGCCATGCCTAGCATCTACCAAAAAATCTATTGCTCAAGTTTTGACCGTCATGGATGCGTACCACCTTTACAGAATCGCGCCTCATGGTAGCCAGTCAACCCGCCACGCTCCCAATGGTATCCTTCAAAATGTCAAGCGAGAAGTACAAAAAATATTTTCCAATGACCAATACGCTGTATTGATCGAAAAACCCAGAGGCAAGGCCCACGCTTTCAAAATGGTAAAATCTTCTCCTGTAGTGGTAGGTATCACTGCCAAGGCTAAGGGCCAGCAAATTGTAAGCGTTCCCACTGATATTGATACACCTAGCGCCAAGGCAAAGGGAAAGACAAAAGACAACGCCAAGGCTGAAGGGTTGTCACAGGTAGAACAGGCGGCGCTAATCAATGAACTAGAGCCGGTCGAATTATCAAACGCTGAAAAGCAGGCCCTAGTGTCTGAACTGGTTAAAAAGGTAGGTATTAAGTTTGCAATGGATACCTTGCTAAGTATGGCTGAACAGGAAGCACTAGCCAACTAAACCCAATCCACATAGAAACCAGCGAGGGCTTGGCCCTCGCTGGCTTTTCCGTGCGCCTTAATTTTGACTTTGTGCGAATTCACACAGCTTCACTAACCCATTCTATGGGGGAGGGCATACCTTTGCGCCTTAATTTTGAGTTTGTGTGAATTCACACAAACTCAGAGGAGAATCTTATGTTAGGAAAGATAACTAGACAAAACTTGATTGATTATGGGTTTGACCTTCAAAAAGAGACACCCATACGAATCCCAGCCCTAAAAGCCCTAAAAGGCCATTACCCACTAACCAGAGAGCTGATAGGCATGGAATTTTCGACCGTGGCCGAATCTTTGGCAGTAACCTTACTGTATAAGGCTAGCGAAGCCATGACGGCCATTAGAAAGGCTTATTGTCAGGGTTTGGTTCAAGGTCGAGTAATGGCTTTACTGTGAAAGTAGTCATCAGATACTGCCAACTATACAAGCTTTGGTACATCTGCCACGCAAAAAGCTATCAAAACGCTTTCAGAAATTCCTGTAATGGCTATTCGTCCAGAGATAAGGCGGCAGAATTTGCAGAAGGCAAGGGTTGCGTCGTGGTAAAACACGGTTACGACCGCTCACAAGATTTTTGACTTTGACTCTTGTGTGAATTCACACAAGAGTCAAACCACTTAAAAGGAATCACCATGAAATACAAAAACGATAAAGAGCTGAAGTTAAGTATCGCCAACAAAGTAAGAGCGTTCCACGCAGGGAGAGATCTGGTCAGACAACTGCCCAGGTCGGCCTGGAGACAAGCCGAACATACGGCCCAGCATTCAAAGTTTGGATCAGAATCTATGCACCTTGGCATGTTGTCAGCTATTCGTGAGGTTCCGGCAAGGTTTGTTGGTAGGGATTTAACCCCTTGTACGGGCCGGTAGGGAGGTTTTGGCAGGGAAGGCTACACTTTACCTTGATTGCGGACAAAGAGGGCAGGAGCGAGGAGAATAGTGGCAGGGAGCTCGTCTGACAGAAGGAAGGGCTGCGCAGCAAAATACCCCTATTCTTAATACTCTTCTTTACTATATATAATAATAATAATATTAATATATATATAAGTATAAGGAATATCATTCTTAAAGTCATTAAGGGGGTCTTTTTTGAGGGGGGGTCGATCCGGCTAAGAGAGGTCGCTGTTGTCTTCGTTTTGGCGAGTAAAACAGCCCCAGCCCCTAGCCCGTTCGACCCCATTTTTTGACCAAAACTATTAATAATCGCAAGACTATGTGGAATAGGTTCAAGACCCTTCCCTTTAGGCTTGCAGGAGCAAGCCTATCAGCCCTGTAAACAAATGTCAATTCAATACTAATACTCAATACTCGACCTGTAAAACGCATACTAAAAAAGCAAAATTTACGACTATGCCTTAATTTACAAAATACGCACTATTAACCTAACGGGGGAAACTATTAACTTCCTGAAAAACTATAAAATCCAGTAGTTGGGAGTATGCACTATGCCTCCTTTTTTTGAAAAAGAGTAAGTCATTGATTATGAAGAATAAAATTTTATGGGAATGGAGGGCTTTTCTTTTTTGCCTAAGGTGGCGTGGCCACCTTAACATGCCAGATTCCTCCTGTCAATCGCAACAAAACCCTGGCAAACGTACTCACCTGCATAAATATGTTAATAACTTTGCCGATACAGGCATCATTAACCCTGAAAGATCTCTATAAGGGAGAATAATGCCCGTATCTTTACGTTTAGGGGTAAATATACCTATTGTGTCTCTTATGTCTCTTGTGTGAATTCACACAAAGTCACACAAGAGACATAAGAGACACAATAATCTCAACTAAGGAGTACCAACAATGTCTAACCACTTCAGATACGCAATGTTAACTTCAGACTCATGCGAGTTGTTTTCCAGCTCCAGGAGTGCTCTACACGCCAAACACGCCCTCTTGGAAGACTTACCCTTAGGGTGGGAGGGGGAAATACCCACCTCCCCCTCCCACCCTAAAAATCAGACTTTCGAGGTGCAGGTCTGGAGAATCACCCCTGCAAATGCCCACCATGAAATGATCAAAAAATACGAGGTACATTGAAATGGATATCAATATGAAAGTAAAACTCGACATCTGGGTAAGCTCAGACTCAGACCCAGACTCAGGCCACGTTCACTTTTTCACCTCTAAGCGAATGGATAAAGACACAGAAAACTGGTACAGGGGTCGAGGCAATATGAAAGTTGGCGAGGCTGTGGTAGACCTGACCGACTACTACGCCACCTGCGCAGATTCGAAAGCTCAGACTCTTAAGGCGAGAGAGTCCGACCTGAGGAAATTGCTTGAGGATGTTCAACGGCAGATTAGTGAAGAAGCCTAAACTCTCAATCTCTGAGCTGAGTGGCAGTCGCAGGAACTGGCAATGCAACCTGTTAATAGGTAGAAAGCCTGTGGCCAAAGTATTTGGCCCCCCTCTGACCTATCGGCTCAAGTCCTATGCCACGCAGGAACTGGCGGAATCTCTCGGCCCTATGTCTGAGGAGGAGTTTGAGGCGACGCTATCCCGCCTGGTAGAGACAGAGTTCTTATGGAAGAGGTTTCCCGGCTATCTAAACCGAACAACGGTAGGCCGTCATGGTTTAGGCTATATGGAGTGGAAGCGTCCGAGAGATAAGTTACGCCAGATCCTCCAGCAAGCCACTCTGTCCAGGCAGTACCCGGGTATTATTTTTTTGAATAATATGCGAGTGGACGTCGCCTTCCAGCACTATCTACAACGGATGCTTTGACACGGCCTTTGTGTGAATTCACACAAAGTCACACAAATCAAAAGAGGACTAAAACCATGAGTGACTATCTGAAATACACATTGTTAAGTATTGACGCATGGCGCAGCGGACAAGGCGGATGGGATTGGAACAATTGGCACAGGCTGGAGGAGGACATCTATATTGCTCCAGACCTGTCTAACCGAGCATTAATTAAATTTTTTAGGGATGATCTGAACCTGATCAATGATAAATCAAAGGGCAAAGTGTCCATTGAGGATGACGATTACAATATCATTCTGCAAATTAGGCAGACTGGCGAACCTATATACGCCCTCTGCTACGGGATGCACGATAGAGAGGAATCAAAAAATGAAATTCATAATTGAATTTAAAGACACCATCCCGTACATCTGTCCTGAGTTTTCTAGTGTTGTAGGCGAATCAATTTGGACGTACTTCTGCTTGAATGATTCTGGAGTAACTGCGTTGTATTATGCTGATGAACTAGAAAGCGCCTTGGACAAGGTTAAACGTAATAAAAATATCGACTTGCGAAAAACGCTAGAAGATTCGGAGGAATACGATAAAAGCTGGATTCTAAACGCTGCGCACGAAGCGGCAGTGGAAAGCAATGTTTATGACTATATAAAAGCAGCATTCGAGGATATGCGATTTTTTAAGCATTTCGTAGATATAGATGGGAAAGATTGCGAATTTTACGAGTCAACTGGAGCGCGTTTTAACGTAACAATAGTCAAATGCTTGAAATACAGTTTTGACAAAAATCCAGGCCGTGATGATTGGGAGCATCAAGGGCAAACTAAAGGCGAATACTGTTTAGATATGTATCTTGAGGAAGAAGTGGATGAGTATAAAATTGACTCGGGCAATCTATTTAATAATTCGGAACCCTGCTACCGAAAGGTAGAGGAGAACATCCACACCTTGCTGATTGACTACACGCTGGGCGAATACACAAACAAGAAAACCAACTATTTCAATAAGTTGAAAGCATTGATCCGAGCGCACGTGCCGATCTCGTCCAGACCTGCAATTCTTAAAAACATTGTCTACATTTAGGCTAACCTTTGTGTGAATTCACACAAAGTAGATAACTAATTAATCAAAGGAACTAACAGGATGAATAATTTACTGACACTGTTGGCTAGTGTCTGGAATGCAGATAATCTGCCAAAAGGAAGGGCCAAGAAGGATGGTAAGTGCTTGTATTGTGGCAAGCCTCATAATCACAACAATAGTTTTTGCTCGGCCAGTTGCTGCAAAGCATTCAAGACCAATAAAAGGACTAAATCATGAACAACTACAGCGTAACCTCAGCTCAAACCGCTATCTTTGACAAGTACGGCACGTTCTTCGCCTTCTCTGCGGGGCAGCTGAATAAAGGAAAAAAGGAGGGAGTGAAGTACGAGAGCGGCCCTGGAGGGATGGTTTCCCCTGTCGGAACAGTTCGAAAAGTTTATCAAGAGTTGGGAGAACTCAATGATAAAAAGGTGAAGTACGAGTTGGAAAACAACTCAATCAAAGATCTGATATGGGACTCGCTCGCTAACTACGAATGTCAGATAACTGGGGATTGGGACGATGCCGTGGAAGCTTTGGAGGAGTATGGCATAACGGCTGATCAGGTAAAGGCGGAGTACCCTGCCTATTTCCAGCATTGCTGCGACAACGATTATTTCTAAGAGAATCAAGGAGTTAGGATGATGAACATAGGTGAATACAAGATATCAGTAATGGCAGACCCTGATCCGGTCGATCCTAGGGCGAAGACCCAAATGATCAGCGTTCATTTGGCAGACACCCCTCAGGCTAAGTGGGGCTTTCCAATAACTGTGGAAGAGTACCTGTCAGAAGGGAAGGCGTACCAAGAGTTTGACGCAAATTACTATCACCTGAAGGTTTATCAGTACCCAGAAGGTTACAGTAAGGCTATCAGTATTGTGTTCCTTCCATTCGCGTCCTCGTTGACAGGGGTCGCCTTCTCCCGCAAAAAGTACTGGCGGGGCGATTCTGCCTCCAGACTAGCCTATGTCAACATGAAGGAACTTGTAAAACAACTATCCTGCTACATCAAAAAGGAGGTTTATGGGTATACCGTTTCTCGCCAGGACGCTGACCAATCAAGCCCCCCACTTGCCTCTGAATGGGGTTTTTACGACGAGGATGAGGCAAGACAAGATGCACTGAATTTCGGACTGGAGCAGGCGAAATCTAAACATAAAGAGACCAACCCGGAAGGGTGGAACACCTCTACCCTTCCAAAAGATACTACCCAGCTCTACCTGCTCTCCATAAATGGAGGGTATGAATTAGCATACTGGAACGACGCTGGACAATATTGGGACAGTCCCTACGGCTCAGCCATGCTAAATAGTGAAATTGACGGGTGGCGCACCCTTCCTGACCATCCGTAATCTTTGTTTGACTTTGTGTGAATTCACACAAGTAAAGAAGTAACTTTTGATTTGCCTTCCGAAAACAGACTCGGAAGGCAAATCCCAACAAAATCAAGAGGTTAAAACGAAATGCAAATACATGTTAATGACTTAAAAGCAGCTCTACACACTTGCGCGAAAAATGACGTTCGTTATTACTTAAATGGCGTTCTAATAAAGGCGGAAAACGGCAAGTTGGCTATCGTGTCAACGGATGGAAGCATTCTTTACTACTCCTGTAATCCGGTAGGGGATTGTGAAGACTGTGAAATTATCATCCCAAGTGACGCAGTGAAGATGGCCACAACGAGCCTTCTTAAACACCAGGAGTATGTCGAATTCAGCCCTACAGCCAACACTTTAGGCCAGGTCACATTCAGCCCTGTAGCGGGGGAATATCCATATTACAAGAGTGTAATTCCGAAGCCATATGACATCTCTGAAGACAACAAATCAGCAGATAGGTTTGACCCTCGTCTGCTGATGAGGGCGCATAAAGCTCTGGCTGCAAGTAACGGAGCTTCAGCCAACAAATGTCTTCCCTACCCTCTGCGTCACAACAAATTAAGCCATGGGGCGGCAATTATGCAGGGGAAAGATACCTCAAGATTCGTAATCGTCATGCCATATAAGGCAAAAGACATTAAGCCGTTTTTAGGTGTGGAGGTTTAGATATGAATTTTGCTAAAGAGATAATCAGAAGGGCGTTTTTAGAAGGGTATGAGTGCCGAGTTGATGACGGGGATGGGGTGCCTAGAAGGTACGAAGACTTTCTCCAAACCTGGGAAGCAGTGACATCAGTGTGCGAAGCTCAGGTGTACATAAACACAGAACGTCGGACTGAAAGAATGTATGTAGTTAACAGCGTAAAGCCAGAGGAAACCGCAGCTGACTTCTCCGGTGATGGTTTTATTGAAGCGGTCTGGGATGAACTCTAGGAGGGGAAACTACCATGTGTGAATTCACACAAACAGAGAAAGAAGTAATAAAGCAAGCCATGTCCATTATGGAAAAGGCTCTGAAGACCCACGAATTCCAAGCATCTGACATAGGGACAGTCAAACAGTTCTGCCAAGCAAAGTTAGTAGACGCTTTGGATGAGCAGTTCTGCTGTCTGTTTCTTAACTCTAAATACGAACTGATGAAATTCGAAGTTCTATTTAAGGGGACAATTGACTCCTCATCAGTCCACCCAAGGGTAGTAGTACGAAAGGCGCTAGAGTTGAACGCAGCTGCGATAATCTTCTGCCACAATCACCCCTCTGGGAACTCAGAGCCAAGTCCAGCAGACCAGGAGATAACTAAGAGGCTGAAGGACATCTTGAAGGTAGTAGATGTTCGATTTCTAGACCACATAATAGTGGGAAGCGTGGCTGTATCTATGGCAGAGCTTGGCTTAATTTAATTTAATGTGAGGGGTTAAGCATGAAAAAATCAGTATTAGCAAGAGAACAAAAGAAAGAGTTTAGATTCACCAGGCAAACCAAAGAATATGGATTGGTTGATATTATTCTGAACTTAAGATACGACGATGAGGGTGGGAACAGTCACAACTCCTTTTCGATAACTGCAGCAGTCCATAAGGGAGGTAAAAATTATTCTGGGCATTCCTTAATTGCCTGTGGAGTTTTTACGAAATTTATCAAACACAATCTACCAGACTTCGCCTATCTTTCAAAGTGGCACTGGATGACGAGTGAGGGGCCGCTTCACTACATTGCTAACACGCAGTATCACGCTTCTGACAAGGACTGCCACGGCTTAAGGAAGGGAGAATATTCTGCTTACGTCATTAAAGTAATGTGCAATATAGGCAAAGAAGAAGAGGAGGTGCAGGTTTATGAGAGTGGGACAATGTACACAAACCCGCAGGGAAATGAAAATCTGGAAAGTAGCAACGCTAAGGAACAGTTGAAAGTAGAGGAAATGGTTCAGAGGATAAAGCCAGAACTAAATCCAAGATTGGTTAAAGTGCCCTTAGAAGGGTCTATTAGCGACGGGAAAGAGGTTGATGTTGAGGCTGCGAGAGACTCCGCTATCTGGCCAGAAGCCTCCCTGGATCAGTTAAGGGATGAAGGGGCATTGAAAAGGAGACTGCCGCAGCTAATTTCAGACTTTGCCGCAGATATGGGGAAGTTGGGCTTCACTTTCTGAAGGAGAAACAAAGATGAAAAACGAACCAGGTCTAGTATGCAAAGAAGACAAATTCTCAGATTTTATATCATTCCTCCTGGCCAAGGATAAGGTCGTAAAGTCCTTGGTGGAAAGCGGGAATCACGAGGCTGCAGAGAGGGTTCGCAGCAGCTCTGTGTATATTGAGATTGATGGAACTCCCACCAGGATTGGAACTGTTAGAGGGCTGATGAGCCGAAGCATCAGATCGCTGGAACTACTGCACAACGCCGTTACAGACAGGAGGATTAACCCGGAAAATGGGGCGGTGCTACGCCCAGTAGAGGACTAACTTGAGTCAATCAAAGATCCAATCCTTAGTAGAATCGACAGTAAACGTGTTAGTAGGTTTCTGGGTGGCTGTAGCTTCGCAGGTAGTCATATTTCCTTACTTTGGGATACAGACAAGCCTGACCTCAAACTTAGGCATAGCTGCCTGGTTTACTCTAATCAGCATACTGCGAAGCTACCTCCTGAGAAGGTTTTTTAACGCAAGATTAAAGAGAAAGTACAATGAAACCATTTAAATACAACATAGGTGAAAAGCTCTACATCGGAGGTCTCAGTAAGAAGTATAAATTGGCAAACCCATTTATTGTTGGTAAGCGCAAAAGGGAGATCATAAAACTCCTGGTTGACGGTGAGATCGTAGAGTCTGAACACCTCCAATACTGCCCTGACCCGGATGAATTTGCTCAGGTTTGGTATGGTATGGCGAGGAAGCATTGACAAAAAACGTGGAATCTGGAGCTTATTAACATGCAAATAAGACTGTTCAAAAATCATAACTCGACAATAGGGTACTGGGAGTGCTGGACAACTTCAGAAGGGGTTGTGCATTCAAAATGGGCAACCTCCCTAACCGGGAAGCCCACCTGCTATCAATATAGGGCCGAACCTATGAACGTAGGGAAAGCCAACGAAACAACTCCATTGGAGCAGGCCGAAAAAGAACTTTTAAGCGCCGTTAAGCGTAAAAAAGATAAAGGGTATGTGGATACTATGAAGGAAGCGGAACTGCCCTGTACAAACAGCCTTGGTCTATTGAAGCCTATGTTGGCCACTCCAATTAATAAAATCAAAGCGGAGAAAATAGATTGGAAAAACGCCTTTGTGCAGCCCAAACTGGACGGTCACAGGGCGCTGTACACAGACGGGATACTTTATAGCCGTACAGGTCAGGAGTTAAACCTACCCCATGTAGTAAAGGCCATTAAGGCCAGCGGCCTTGGCCACCTTCATTTGGACGGAGAGCTGTACATTCACGGGTACACCTTGCAAGAGCTAAGCTCCCTAATTAAAAAGCAACAGCATGGGACGCAGCATCTTGAGTATCATATTTACGATATAGTTAACGACAAACCGTTTGTAGACAGATATGCGGCCATAATATTGGCAGATACCTCCCACTCACACATTAAAGTAGTAGAGACTACAGTTATTACAGATAACTCCGGGTTAGTCACATTACATAAATCCCATCTGTCCAATCACTATGAAGGAAGCATCTTACGTATGGGACGTAAAGGCTACCAGGACGGGAAACGCTCACGAAATTTATTAAAACTGAAAGAGTTTCAGGACGCCGAATTTGAAATCATTGGCGTAGAAAGCGGGAAGCCTCACATAGGAGCAGAGGGTACTTTCCAAGTTCCAATATGGAAATGCGCTGTAGGTAATGGAGAAACCTTTACGGTTACAGCGCAAGGTAAGAGACACGAAAAACATCAACTGCATGAAGAATCCGCACAGCATATTGGGAAAAAGCTGACCGTAAAGTACCACTATTTGAGCAAGTTGGGAGTACCTCAGCTGCCAGTAGCGTTACGCTTTTTTGAGGGGTTGTAATGGATAAATGGGACGAGCGTTTTTTAGATATGGCGGAGTTAGTCAGCACATGGTCGAAAGACCCTGCAGCGAAGGTAGGCGCAGTCATTGTAGACGCAAACCAGAGGATAATATCAACAGGCTTTAACGGACTTGCACGTAATGTTATAGATGCAGCCTCGCGCTATTCAGATAAAGCAATCAAACATCAAATAATATTACATGCAGAAAGTAATGCAATATTATTTGCTCAACAATCTTTAGCAGGATGCACCATCTACACATCACCTCTGCCAACCTGCGCCCACTGCTCATCGCAAATCATACAAGTAGGTATCACCAGGGTAGTTTGCCGCCGATCAGATGTAAGTGATAAATGGGAATTGTCTGCTGAGCTGGCAAGAAATATGTACGAAGAAGCGGGAGTTATTTTCGATGACAACATATCGAGTTAGTTGGGAAATTGATGTAGAAGCGGATTCCGTAAGCGGAGCCGCATTACAAGCATGGGAAATTATGAAAGATAATTCAGAAGATAATGAGGCCACGATATTAGGTATTCGTAAACTGGGAGCTAAAGAGGAAACTCTAGTAGACGTTTTAGATCTGAATCTGAAGGAGGGGGAAAATGACTTATGAAGAAGAGATCTTCAAAGGTGTTCTAATGTTTCGCCATAACCGCCACTCTGCTTGGCAGCAATGCTCGATTGAGAAAATGAGTGAGAGAATAATTAATCTGGAACTTAGTATTAAGGAGGCCAAGGAAGCAGGGTACATGGAAGGGAAGCGTTACGTGCAAGGCAGGATGAGATGCCTCCTTGGATTAGAAGATTAATTAATGTGTGAATTCACACAAAATAAAAGGTGACAGATATGATTAATATTGTACCGGACTCAAAAGACGATAGCTTCATAGAAGCTAAAAACGTAAACCCCAACAATCCCATATTCGCCATTAAAGGGGGAAAAGTTGCGGACATGTTGGTTGCAGAAAACAAAGGCTGGATACTTAGAATCGGAGGGGTGAATGGCTCATCAGGATACTTCGAAGACATCTCTGATTGTATAGAAGCTGGGGAGGAGTGTGGGTACACCTTCCACCAAGAGGTAGAAGTTAAATAGTGAGGGATTACGACCACGAGGCTGCCAGTGAATTTGCTATGTTTGGTGGCTATGGAGATTGGTATTTTCAAACCCCAGAAGAACAAGAGCAAGCTTTGAAGGATCGACTTGCCTTACCCAGCAGCGGAGAAGAGGCGCAGGAGGCTAAAGCAAGAATACGGAAGAGAATAGCACTGCGAAAATTACAGAATCGAAGGGGGAGGCTACATGAAACTTAGTGAACAATTAAAACAAGACCATGAAAGTGGAGATTGTGGGCGTTGGCTGGAGGGTTACGCGGAAAGGGCAAAACAGATGGAAGACATTATTAAAGAACTTTGTGACTGTTTAGAGGCAACCTACTCAGGCTCACCAGAGGGTAGAGCCTACCTAAGAAAGGTAAGAGACGCCCTATCTGGACAATGCGATTAAGAGGGCTAAGTATGAGAAAGAGTAAAAACTTTAGGCCTATAACCCTCCAATTTAAATTATGGAGGTTGCGGAAAAAAGCCAGAGGTCATCGTAAGGCTTATTTAAAACTCTCTAACAAGTATTCTTGCGGTATTTTGTTACTGAATGGGGTAACTGGAGGGCGGTCTTGTTATCACATAAGAGAGTTAGAGAGAATTGTAAAGCTAATAAAAACTCTTGAGGAGGTAAGTAATGATTAACTGCACAGAAGAAAGTTTTAAGAAATCAACCAAAGATCACAAGATGCACATCATTAGGGACGAAGGTGTTCACCGGCATATACGCTTTAAAAAGCCAAGAACAGTCTGCTACAGCTTTGACTTAATCACCTGGCCAGGACACCTCTGTATTACTGGCGACTGTGGCACCTACGTGTTTCAGAGAACCGAAGATATGTTCAGTTTCTTCAGGGGCAACCCCCGGCAGAAAGAGAGGCTATATATCAACCCAGGTTACTGGGGAGAGAAGCTGCTCAGTATTGGAACTAACGCCGGGTACAAAGAGTTTGATGAAGATGTGTTCAAGAAGCGGGTAGCGGATCATTTTGAACAGTGGAAAGAACATAAAGATTTAACATCCAGCCAATCAAGGAGTCTATGGGAGGCGCTGGAGAGTACAGTTCTGTCCTATATGATGGACGGGGAAGTTCAGGCGTATCAGTCCATCAGTGAATTTGAGTATGAGGGCTTTCAATTTGAAGATTTCTTTGATGCTGGAGGCACTGAAACATACGCCTTTCATTACTTGTGGTGCCTGTATGCAATTGTATGGGGTATTCAGCAATATGATTAGAGATTTGACAGACCCAGCCAACACAGTGATCTCAATCAACCTTAAAGATGGGAGATACTTTGAAGAATGTGACCTTACAAGTGATCCGTTTGGGGTGCCAGGGTTCGTTGCCTTTTGGGTAGGAGAAACCATACTGGTGATCCCACTGTCAACAGTGGTCAGTATGACAATGCAGGTCGGCGTGTAGCCGCTTGGATCGGAGGGTGGGGATGAAGAAACTAATTATAGGCAACTGTAATAACTGTCCTTTTATACGTGACGAAGAAACACGCTCAGAATTATTATTTGCTTACATAACAAAAGACCAGAGGGAGAATAAATGAACCTGATAACATATAAATTTGTGATACCGAAAAAAATAAGCGCGTGTCTACCTACAGATAGGAAGCTGTTAGTCGAGGCAGAAGCCCGAGGATTTTATAATGGAGATACCCCATATAATACCCTGTTTTCTAAACTATTCTTTTCTGGTGGGGAGTTAAACTTCAAGAGTAATATACCTCCTAAATTTGCAGAGGGGGCCGCCACGTATCTAAAACTATTCATGGGTAGCTTTGAACCAAAACACGAGGAGAAAGAGGCTATCTGCGCGATGATACTCAGTGAGCTGGTTGACTTACCGACAAAGGATTGAGATGAGAAAAATCACTATACCAGAATGGGCCAGGGAGTTACCTGACTCAGCTAACCTAACGGCCAAGGATGTACTCTCTATATTTGAGTACTCCCCAAAAACATCTTGGTCTACCTTGGTGAGTAATAAGCTATTACCGCCCCCAGACCGCACGATGCCTAGATGCGTAGGCCGATGCCCTATATCGTTTTGGTATCTAGGGACTCTGCGCAATTTAGTTACTAATCATGGAGGTTGAAATGAACTTAATGACGGCGCAATCAGAGATAGTCAGGATGAAGCGGGAGCTCGGGGTTAGGAATTTTAAAGCCCTTAATGGCAGTTACTACAGGACAAAGAAAAGTCAAAGGGAGCTGATCACCTCCACCTGCGGGAAGAAGATATCCCAAGCTCACTTCCTAAGGGAGTGTGTGCGATTTCAAGGGGTGAAGGATGCCTTCAGAAAAGAGGCCAATTCTAAAGTCAGAGTAAGACGAAGCTACAGTAAGCCTTTTCGTTATGGAGATCTAAATCAAAGGATCTCAGATGGCAGGTGCGGAATCGCTCAAGCATTGAGAGCGCGGAAGGCCATTATACGACAAGCTGTTTCTGACAGTATAAAGCACCCTGCGGGACAATCCACTATTAACATTGAAATGGTAGAGACGCCTGAGGAGGTTTATTACACCTCTCGCACGGAGAAAGGAGAGCAGTACAGCAGTAGATGTACGTTCAGAAAAACAGATTTGATTGTGAATGTTGGCCTACCGCATAAGTGGTACAGCAGAGTCTATAAAAAAGGATTCTCCACTGTGGACGGACTGTTTAACTTAGACATATCCACACCTCTAAGGAACCAGCCTGAAGGGGTGGAGGTAAGAGCGGCAAAATTCCTATACCCTGGGAGAGGGTGCTCTTACCACGTAATGGATGGATTTATAGCGTTTGCGGAAGAGTTCTCTTTCCATGGAAAAACCCTAAAGTCCTCTATTAAAGGTGTGGCAAAGAAAGCCAGAATTTCTGAGTTACTTAAGGCTAGGCCCTCAGAAATTATAGCCAGGGCTTTGAAGTCTTCCGTGAAAGTAGGGGTGAGGGATTCTTATAAAGCAGGTAATTGTCAGTGGGGGACGTTGGACTTTTGCCGCCGTCACAACTTAGATCCGAAGTCAAAGATACCCCTGGAGGAGTTAGCGGCCTTGGCTCAAAAAGAGCCCAGGGCAGAGGTACTAACCGTATTAGCTATGAAACTTGCAGATTGAGGGAGTGAGCTAAATGCTAAATGATATCGCAATACCTAAAAATCTGAATGACTTTATCTCAGCGCGTGACGCGGCAATAGCAGGGTTCTCCCACGCAAAGAGGGCTCTTTACCTAGCAGAGAAGGCGCTGGACTCTGTGATCTCCTACACCTGGCCTTTGGGATCTAATCCGAAACTTACCAATGAAGAATTTGTCAGGGAAATTGACAGAAGAATGTGGCGCAAGGCATTCGATCTGACCCGGTTTGCGCAGGTGATGGACAGGGAGGCCAGAGAGAGCTTCAACCAAAGTCTTGACGGCAAACCTCCTGAATTTACGGCTGACAATGTTCGGTCTATCTTTTTGTCGGTGTCACAAGAGTCAGACCTGATGTTCAAGCGAGGGCTGGTTAATGTATTCAAGAGAAGAAACTCAGGCTATAAGACAAATAGCAAAGAGGCGTTTAAGGTTGATCGAAAGATGGTCATGACGTGTATCACCCGACCGAACTATGGTCGAGGGATGCAAATGTCCAGTTACGGGGCGGCAGAGATCAACGATATAGACAGGATTTTCAAAACCCTTGACGACAAGAAGCATAATCAAGGGGAGCTTGAAACAGCCCTTAACGCGGCCTGGAGAGATAAGCCGTATGTTTATGAAGATGACTACTATCAGGTCAAGGGGTTTAAGAACAGCAACGCCCACTTTGTATTCAAGAGGCAAGATCTGCTTGACAAGGCAAATTTGCTAATTGCCGAGTATTATGAGGATGGAGCGTTGGCCGATGGTTCTGTGTGAATTCACACAAAAAGGAGAGTAAGCATGATTGATAAAGTAGTAATACAGCAGATTAATAAGTTCAAAGTCACTATAAACGGCAAGACCTATGATAACTTTGAGAAAGTTGACGAGTGGAATGGGATGCTACATTTCACTGGGCCTAAAGGGATGATCATTGTCCATAAACCGGAAAATATGTTCGCTACGTTTGCAACTATCTTTGGAGGCAGTGATCAAGAGGTGCAGGAAGAGTTTGACCTGGCGAAAATATCATCAGACTTACTTAAAGATTCAAGGAATGTGGAGGGAGAAAAATGAGCGGAGGAGATTGGAATCGTATATTCAATGAGGTGGAAGACGCGGCGGAGAAATTAAAAGCTGAGAGATGCCCTTTGAGGAGGGCTTTCGGAGATCACTTAAGCTTGGTAGCGGAGGCATTACACCAAATAGAACTGGTTGACGGAGGGGATTCATCGAGTCCAGAGGATACTAACGCTATCAAAAAGGTCTATGGAGACATGGCGGAGTCTGTGGAGTTGGCGGCGTTGCGGGAAGATGCAGGAAAACTAATTAAAGAGTTGAGGAGGCTGGGAGGGTGAGGAGTTACAAGGGAAGGTCAATCAGAGACTTAGACAAGAAAGGTAATTATTACTCCAGACATATTGACGCTATGACGAGGGAGAAGCTTCATGGGAAGGCTGAAATTGCCGCTGAGTTAGCTCATAGGGATATGGTTATAGACACCTTAAAGGTGGGTAATGTTCAGCTGAATAAGTTCGTGAGTTACCTTTTGTCAGACAGGGAGGACTTGGACGACGAGTTTATTGCCTGCCAGAACAAAGAAGATCTTCTTAAAGTTATCGACACAGTTTAGAGGTAAGGGATAATGGAAAACAAAGATTTAAGTCTACTTTGGGTAGGGGCTTTCAGGTATTACCTTGGAGGGCAGAACATAGCAGTACACAGCTTCTGTAGTCTGTTAATGGACGAGATAGATGCCGGGAGGGTTCCAGACAATGCACAATTCGTCATTAAAAAGGGCTTGCTGGAGGCGTTTGCAGCGGACGATAAGGATCAAATGCGAGGATTTGATTCATCTATTCTTGGACATAAAGTGGATAGAAGTAAGTGGCTGGAAGTTCTTGGGGCGTTGTCGGGAGGGTAGCAATGAAAGCAGAAGAGTTCGTAGCAGAGAGCAATAAAATAGAGCGGATAACTAGACCCCCGAAGCTTGTCGAGATACAGGAGCACGTAATATTCATCAACTTACCTGTTATCACCCTAAAGGATCTACTGCGATTTGTAGAGGTCTACCAACCAAATGCAAGGTTAAGGGATAAGTTCGGGCTAGATGTCTTAGTAGGGCATCACATGCCCCCTTTAGGCAGCCCAAACATGGGAAATCTGGTGGAGGAATTGCTAGACCAACAGGACGACCTATCAGCTTATGAACTCCATGTAAGGTACGAAAGCTTACACCCATTTACTGACTGCAATGGACGAAGCGGGAGGGCTTTATGGGCGTGGAAAATGATGCAGACGGTAGGGCATTATAGCCTTGGATTCCTACATCACTTTTATTATCAGGCACTCGATGCCAGTAGGGTTAACAAATGACGGACGAAATTATAATTTTCGGAGTTATTCTAATGTGTATATTGTTTGCTGGGGATCCAGACTTAATGGATGCAATTATATCTTTAATAGAGTGTAACAAATGAAAAACATACAATTGAAAATACTGAGTCCGCTAGTAGGAAATGAGTTCCCAATTCCAGCTTACTCAACAGAGGGATCTGCCGGAATGGATCTCAGGGCCTGCATTGAGCAGGAAATGGCTGTCAGTAAAGGAAAAGCAGTCTTAATCCCTACTGGGGTAGCTATACACATAGAAGACCCTGCATACGCTGCAGTAATCTTACCAAGATCAGGTCTGGGCCATAAGCATGGAGTAGTCCTTGGCAATCTGGTGGGGCTGATTGACAGTAAAAATCATAGGTAAATTGCTGTCATTAAATTCGGTGAATTGCTGGGAAATCCTTAGAGTTCTTATACCAAAGCGGAACTGGAAACGGTAAACGTAACGGTTTGAAAAGTTAAGAAATTGGACAATCAGCAGCCAAGACCCTGAAAAGTGTAAAAGTATGGGTAAGGTTCAACGACTAGGTGTTGAGTTAGCTAGACGATACTACACCCACGAGCGCCGGACACTTAAATTAAGTGAAGATATAGTCTGAACTTTAGGGAAACTTAAAGAAACAAGGATAAAGAGCCTTGTGATAACACGATGGATTACCAAGGACAGTTGATGATCTCCTGCTGGAATAGGAGCGATGTGAGCTACATAGTGAAGCCTGGGGAGCGCATAGCCCAGTTGATCATTGTTCCTGTAGTGCAGGCAGAATTTGAAGTGGTTGAGGAGTTTAGCCAGAGTCAAAGAGGGGAGGGAGGATTTGGCAGTACTGGAGTTTGTTAAATAACTGGAGAGGAGACAAAAATGTTTGAGTACAGTGCAGAGGTTAAACGAGTCGTGGACGGAGACACCTATGACTTAGTAGTTGATCTAGGCTTCAACATAAAACATACGATCAGAGTACGCCTTGACGGGATAGACACACCAGAGCTATTCCGACCTAGAAACTCAGCGGAGAGAAGCCACGCGGTTGAGGCTGCTGAGTTTGCGTCGAATCAGGTTCTGTCTAGATCTGTGATACTGCGAACCAAAAAGGACAAGACTGGAAAGTATGGAAGGTACATAGCCTCTATCCACTACGGTAGAAATTTTGAGTATGACTTAACCCAGGAGCTGATTTCCAATGGCTTTAGTAAGAGGGGGGAGTATTTATGATCCGAGGAACAGAAAAAGAAGACATTCAAGCCCTACTAAGACAGGGGATATGTGAAGTAGTATTCACTAAAAAGGACGGATCAGAGCGACAGATGAACTGTACTCTCGATCAGACGTTCCTGCCATTAGTTGACCAGGAGTCTACTGGAACCGCAACAGGAGAGCATGAAGGATTAGTGACTGTTTGGGATACCGATGCTGAAGGAGGGAGAAGAATAATTCTTGAGAATATTATTTACGGTCCTAAGCTCCTAACAGGAGAGTAGGGCCGCTCCCAAAGAGGGGTAGGAGCGGCCCTACTAACATTGGAACTCCGCAGAGGGGGACAAGGCGCTCTGCGGAGTAGAAAGTATACCTTACAGGTTATGTACGTTCAATAGGAGTGGAGTTATGGCAAGCATTTTTGTAATGACAGACCCTATGTCTGAAGTTTACTACTCGCTGAAGGATAATCGGGTTAGAAAGTTCAACCTTCATGGGAAAACGCTGTATGACGAATATAAAGGGGTTTCTGCGGAAGGGTGGGAGGATGCGCTAGTAAAGTTCGTGAAACAGCAGCGATTGAATATAGATGGAGGGGAAGGACTTCCCTCATTCGTGTACGGCCTGATTGATAGAGGACTGCTGGAAGACTAACAGGCGCTCTGCGGAGTAGAAAGTATATATCATAAGGTAGGAGGGAGCTAGAGATGAGGTATAAAACTGAAAATAAGCACATAGATGAGATTAGAAGCGGAGACTACGTGTTACATAATGAGGAGGTGGTAACTGTAGGGCGGAGGGATATAAAACTGAGCGAATTTATGGGAACAACTCTGTTCGGAGACTGCTATCACTTGGGAACAAAGCCAGTGAAAAAGGTGACAATCCTTGGGAGTGAAAGACTATGAGCATCAAAACAACATGTCAGAATGGACTGACACTATGATTGAGGACAAGATGGCGGAACCGTTTTTCCGGCACAGTATGTTTAACAATTACACTCTGCCACGTTAGCTGAGTTGCTATCAATTACGGAGGGATAATTATGTGCTTGATAACCGACGTGTATGATGCTGGATACGACTGTAGTAAAAAGGAGAAAGGCTATAGCCCAGAAGGTAGCGCCGCAGTAGCCCTGGCAAAACATGAGATAGCCTGCCTGAAACTTGAAAGCGAGGGTTATTTTGCAAAGATACAAAAGATGAGGGCTACTCTAGAGTTGACGAAGAGATCTATTATCGACAGGAGGCTTAATATGCCAGAGACAATGGCCGTGATTGAGGAGGCTTTAGCCTCGCAGCGGTCGATTAAGCTACCATTTAATTTTGGATAAATCCACGGGGGTTGCAGATGAGACTAAAAATTAAACAGAGCCAGAATTTAAAAGAAGGGGAGGTAAGGGTTTGCAAAGGGTTTCTATGGTTGCCTAAATACCTGGATAGAGAGTGGAGGTGGCTTGAGTTTGCAGAATGGGCACAAATGACAATGCGACTACCCCCACTTGCGGTTGAAGTCGGTTGCTATTCCCCAGGGCAAACTCCCCTTCAATGGGTGAGTACGGAGTGGAGGTAACCCCCGGGCTGGTTCCTTATAGTTGTAAATTTACTATTTGGAGCGTTAAACGTAAGGAATTTTACGCAGCTCTAACACCAGATTCAGCTGCGCGCTTGGCGCGTCCGCTGGAATTAATGTTAGATTGCGATTGATTTTTGGAGGATGAGAGAGTGGATAAAGCAAAAGAGATTCGCAGGGGATTTGTTGATATTTGGAAATGGATAGGCTCGCCAGATTGTTGGTTTTTAATAATGGTTACGTTTTGCCTCTGGTGCATATTTTTAGCTCCAGAATCAGCTATCGCTGGGCTTGCGAATACATTTATTGTTATCGGGCTGGTTATAATTTGGCATTTGGCAAGAATCGCAAAATCCTTAGAGGACAAGGCAATCTAACAACCAGCATAACGGGTGAGCGGATAATTTAACTGAGGATGGTGAGCATGGAAAACCAGAACGAACAGAAGCAACAAGAAACCAGCGGTGAAGAAGCGAATCCGGTTGATGTAATTGTTAGTGCTCGCTGCCCGGACTGCGCTGCTCAGCCTGGCATGCTGCACAAGCTGGGCTGTGATGTTGAAAAATGCCCCGAATGCGGCTGGCAATATATCAGCTGTGACTGCCCCGCCGAAGAGACAACGGCTCCCCGCCTCCTCTGGTCTGGCGAATGGCCAGGGATAAGGGAGTGCCGCGAATTTGGATGGTATTCAAAATTGGTTTCTGGGCGCGGCTGGGTGAGCTGTGACAAAAGCGAGCCTGGCGCAAGCGAGAGCCTCAACCGCCTTGCCGTTGACGCCACATGGGATAAAGAAAAAGGGCGCTACATACTAGAGAGCTAACGCTCGCATAAACTGCGGAGCGTCAGCGGAGTCAGATTTTCATGCGATTGTTATAAATCTGGAGTAGAACGATGGCAACAAACAAATACGATTTGGACACAGCTTACATCGGAAAAAACCTTAAAATATTGCAGCGGGATATTGAGCAATATACCCCTCAAGAGATGAGGACAGCTTTGAACAAGCTGGCAGACACGTGCCATAACTTTGCTAAGTGCGGTCGCTGTAGCGGCTACAACACGTCAACGATGCGACACGATGCGGCTCACTGGTTTTGCTATGACTGCGCCGAGAAGTACCCACTAAAAGCCTTATAACGCTCAATTAAACGGTTGCGTAGCAATCCGGTTTAAATTGCTTGTTATATTTAATATTAATTCGGAGAAAAATCATGAGTGAAATTGAAACAGTTGCAGCGAGTCTCACTATTGAAATGAATGTCACATGCCCTAATCCTGACTGCGGGGATTATATAGATTTGCTGCGATCAGAGTATACGAACGGGGTGGATCATAATGAGGACGGGGGTTTGCTGCGCCAGATGTTCCCTGAAAATCATAGTAATGAAGATTTTGAGTGTGATGATGTCATTTGCACAAAATGCAAAACAATGTTCAATGTGCGCGAGCTGGAATGGTAGTAAATATAACACCCTGCATAACGAGTGAGCGTGGACAACAAAATGAATGAGGTGAACACGATGGGCAAGAACGAAGCCACGAAGACAGAACCCAGCGGCGAAGAAGCGAATCCAGTTGATGCACTTGTTATGCGGCAACTAGATAAAATCACTGGATATTTTCAGCCTAAACGCACGGAAACGCTGCGCGATGAAGCCCTGCCATTTGTTGGTCGGCTATTAACATTCGAGGCTCTTTGGCTGATAGATAAAGAAGATGGGGGCCCTTACGTCGGACAATGGGCGATGCGCCCGATTAATGAAGCAGGGGGCTGGTTGCCAATTGGGTGGGTTCCCGAAGAAGACATTAGACCTGCTACATAACACCCGATTCAGCTGCGCGTTTGGCGCGTCCGCTGGAATTAATGTTAGATTGCTAATTAATTAATTATGGGGCGATAACGAGATGGCCGAAGTGAAGTTCTGGTGTGACAGCGGGGCAAACATCCATTCTTGCAATACTGAAACAGTTGATACCGTTGATGATTTAGGGTTAGACGAAGGGGAGTGGGAAAAGCTCACTGATGACGAAAGGCACAAGCATGTTAGGGATTGGGCTAATAACTACATAGAGATGGGGTGGGCAGCAATCTAACGCCCACATAAGCGACTTGATGTGATTGTTATAAATGAAACTATGAAAAAGTATATTTGCGTTAGGTGTTTAACCGTAATGAGCCGGGTTGAGCTTAGAGACGGAGCAAAACTTAAAAAGATTTCTATTGAGTTAAGCCGGAAAATTAAAATGTGCAAGTCTTGCACATGCCGGACTTTCTATAGTATTTAATTTGGGAGCAAGTAAACGTAAGTAAAAAGACAGTTTTGAATGCTCCGAAGGTGAGCGTAGAGATAACTATTGTGTATATTGCAATGGGAAATATCGAGGTGTCCAGAGCATTACGACAATCACGAACAATCTAAGAAAGGCGCTACCGTCTTTCAAGGCAACATAATTAGATTGTTTTAAAGAGGGTAAAATATGGGAAAAGTTTTAAAGTTCAAACGAAAGGTTTCATTCTCAAAGGAGAAGATGATCTCTGCAAATCCTAACGTAAAGGTAAAAGAAGAGGAGATGGAGATTTATCAAGAATTTGGAAAGGTTTACGCAGATGTATTCGTAAAGCCTCATGGGTTCTACTCCGGGGCGTTCTTATTAAACGAAAACACCTTGAAGATAGAGGAGATGGTGAGCCTCCTGCCAAGGAGGTTCTTCCTGTCACAGGTCAGGGCAGCCCAGGAAAAGTGTTGGGCGAAAGATTGGATTTAAATTGCAAGATGTAATAGTATAACCTTTCATGCGAGTATTGGAGATTAACATGGTGGACAAAGTAAACAACCCTTTAACACGGCAAGACTTTACAACTGGAACCTTACCTGGGGAGGTAGCCAAAGACGGTGAGGAGATTGGAGGAGTTAGTAGAACTTTGTTAGGGGCGGAAACCATCAAGGCTAAGGACGTAGCTGAGTTTGAAAGAAAGGAAGAGTTCGAGCCTGTAAGGAAGTCATCACCGTCAAAGATTTTTTACAATCAGTTAGCCGAGTCTTTGAATAAAATGAAAGTAGGGGATATACTCTTGTTCCCTCTACCTGAGAACATGCTTGCTCATAACTTAAAGAAAGTTATGAGCAACAGAGGGGCAAGGGACGGAGTAGATATCCAGTATGGTAGAGCAAGGAAAGACTTCCAAGGAAGGACTCTACCAATGAAGCTACGACCGATGACAGTAAAGAAGCTGACAGCCTGCATCATCACAGTGTTCCCATTAGCAGTCAAAAACAAAGTCAAAGAGTAGTGTATTTTGTTTACAACCCTTTGACTTTGTTGAACAAAGTGTAGCAGCTACACACTTACAGGAGGTAAGAAGTGAATGAGAATTTAAGGTACATGAAGGAAGTCCGAGCCAGGTACCGATTAACGCATAGAGAGCTGGCAGCTCTGAGTGAATATGGGTTGGACTCAGTTAAAGGGTGGTTCTCTACGTCTCCAGGAAGGAAGGTAAATGTTCCTGACAGAGCTGTGGCGATAGTTAAGTTGAAGCTGGAGAAAAGAGAAAGAACCTGAAGGGGGAGGCGATGTATCGCTACTATCAGTTGGAAGAAGGAAAGTCAGAGTGGAAGGTAGCCAGAGCCTCTGAGATAGAGGAAAAAATTAGAGAGGAGAAACCTAAAAGAGTTGCGATATTGGAAGTTTCCGAGCTGGTAACGGACGGGGCAGATAAAAGGTCATACTATTATAAAGGGCCTTTATATTTCGATATAGACTGTAAAGATGACCTTGATTTAGCTCTGCAATCAGGGGTTAGTTTAGTCAATAAATTAGTCTCTATGGGAGTACCGCAGCAGGAAGTTCAGATATTTGCCTCAGGAAGTAAGGGGGTCCATGTTCTAGTTGATGAGAGAGTATTCAGCTCTGGGAGAAAGGTCAAAGCCCTGCCTCTAGTTTATAAGCAGATGGCCAGGGAGCTGTATGTTCCTGGAATGGATTTCGCAGTGTATTCTTGCGGAAGGGGAAATGTGTTTAGGGTTCCCAACATAAAAAGGCCAGACGGGAATTATAGGATACCAATCCTGTACGACAAGTTAACTTCCCTAAATGCAGAGAGTTACAGAGAACTTTGCTCTAAGCCTAGTGAGATATCCCACCTCCTGCCAGAGAACAAAGTAAAAGCCCTGCAGTTAGAAGATATGTTTAACAGGTGCAAAAAGGCGGCGAACTCTAAGCCTGCAGTAGTTGTCACTGTACCTTCCAACCAGATGATACAGTTGAGAGACGTGACCCCTCCTTGCATACAGAAGGTGTGCGACTGGAAAGGGCTGAGGGCTGAGGTAAACCTGAACCAAGCAGCTATGCAAGTAGCAGTTTTCCTAAAGGCTGCCAGTGTCCCAGACTCCCTGTCTTCGGGGATGATAACCAGATTAGCGGAAAACTCCGTAAGCTCGAAGTATGACAACTGGAAATCTAGGCTAGAGCACATAAAGGGCCAGGTAGAGTACATGAAGGGCTCTGAATATACCTTCGGATGCAACTGCATGAGGTCTCTGCTTCTGAAGCGGCCCTGTGAAGGGTGTCCCATCGAGAAGGATCAGGCGTTCTCTGAAGAGGCTTCACATGGCGGGTTGATAGAGAAGAATGGTGGGTACTACCTCAGAGGGGCAGAGAAGGATCGAATGATAACAGACTGGACGATGAAACCTATGGACTCTTTCATCGACATCCCTCAGGACGGATCCAGTCAACCTAGAAGGGTGGGAACTCTCTTCGAACTGATACAGAACGACGAAACCATCTGTACCGTTACAGTAGACGAAACCAGCTGGATGTCTCGATCAGGATTCCTCAGGGACACCACGGAGTCCGGGTATATCCCTCTCCGATCCCCCTGTAGCTACTACGGGCAAGATGCAGACCTACACAAGATCAGAAATCACGTTTTTAGGAAGGAGAGCGACATGGGAGAAGTCTACCAAGTTTATACTTGTGGGATACACGTTGATAAGGTGAGCCATTCTGACGTATTCACCTACGTTGAGCCTGAAATGTCCATAAATAGTAACAGGGTTTCAGGCACTCATAAACTGGCAGGCCGGGTTGTAGCCAGACCTTACTTCGCTGAAGTGGGAGTGTGTAAGGAGGGAGACGAGGCTGCAGACGAGGCTCTGTTTAATCTGATGGCGATGAATGAACCCCACGTCATGGCGAAGACACTTGGTTGGTTTGTAGCCTGCCATTTGAAAGTCCATCTGACAAAAGTCTATCACCAATTCCCCGTCCTGAGTTTGTGGGGAGGGGCGGGATCTGGGAAGTCTATCACTGCAGGTCTAGTTAGTTGGATCAACGGGACAGACTACATGGACAGAGATACAGGAGTGAACGTCTCCAACATCACCAACTACGCCTTGCTGGAGTATTCGGCCAGCACAACGACAATCCCAAGGCTGATGGAGGAGTTCAACGAGTCTAAGATGTCAGAGAAAGCCTACAACTCTGTTGGGGAAATTCTAAAGGCCAGCTGGAACGGGGAAACTTTGCTGCGGGGTACTTTAGGCAACAAATCGGATAAGGGGAGGACGGGGGCAGTGGTTACGGCTATTCCTATCACAGGGCCTCTATGTGTGATGAGCGAGCAAAGGCCGGTTATGCCTGCCATCCAGGAGAGGTCTTTGGACGTATTCTTATCAAAGCCTGGGAAGAAAGGAAGAAAGCCTTACATGAGGAAGGCTTCTTCTGGAAAGCTCAAGTTAAGGGAGATAGGAAAGGCACTTATGTTTAAGGCTCTTCAGACGGATATAAAGACAGCGACCAAGTGGTTTGACGAGGTGGATGATAGTTTGTCCGACGAGTTAGACGATAGGCCGAGATATTGTCAGATGGTGGCAATGATAGGCTTGAGATTTCTGAAGTTAGTGCTAGAGAAAGACCTTAAACTCCCTAAATCCTGTGCAAGATTAGACGACCTCATCTACACTCAGCAGTCTTACTTTGACAGATTGGCAGGTGATACTGCCATACTGGGGGCCAGCACTGAGATAGACAGGATATTGGACAAGATGGCCATCATGGCGTCCTTGACCACTGTAGGTAACGGGGTTGAGTGGCTTGTGGCAGGAGTTCACTACCTGAAAGGTGGGTCAGAGCTGCTGATAGATCCAACCCTATGTCACGCCATGTACAAGCAGTTCTGTGCTAGGGAAAGCAGAGAGGTGGTGATTATCAAGGAAGCTGCACAATTCAAGAAACTCCTCAGGGATGAAGCGTACTTCAAAGAGATTGTTAGGGATCCAAATATATTTGACGGTAGGGAGCTTTATTGCTTGGACCTAGAATCCATGAAGATGCAGGAGATTCCTGTAGATAGGTTTGAGGAGTTGACGTAAATGTACACTCTGGACGACTATTATAAGGCTGCAGGGGTGGAGCACACTATTGCTTTCGCTCCTCACATTGGGATGGATAAGACACCAAGACCTCATCAGATATCAGGGTTAAATCTCGCCCTGAGAAATGATAAGTTCGGTTTGTTTGATGACCCAGGGACGGGGAAGACTTTGATAGCCCACGCATTCACAATGTACTGGGTGTCTGAGGGGGAGAAGGTATTAATATGTATGCCCCCAACCCTGCGTTACCAGTATTCAGAGTCGCTGCATGAGGAGTATCCTGGGTCGGAGAATTACTTCTCTCCTGTCATACTGGACCAAGGACCAAAGAAGAGAGAGCAACTGTACAAAGAATGGAAGGAGGGGAGAGCTCCGGAGATATTGATAGTAGGGATTCAGCTGTTTAGGCAGGAGTTTGAGAAGCTGGATAGATTAGGATATAAAATTCTCATCGTGGACGAAGCGCATTGTCTAAGAGGACATGAATCCTCCCTATTCAGTTGCGTAAATAAGTTCTTGAATGAGAACAGAGGTACTGGAGGGTTGCTGATGACCGGAACCCCGTTGTACAACGAACTGAAGGATGGGTACTCTCCATGCAAACTGCTGGATACTTCTTCTTACAGGAACTACAAGGAGTTCGACAAGATTCACTGTAGATGGAAGAGTATTAGGTTGAAGACCCCTAAGAGACTTCCAAGTGGAAGAGTTCAAAGAGGGTTCAAGATATTCCAGGGGTATGTGAACCAAGGAACTTTGCAGGCCAATCTGTACAGACACGCAAGGAGGGTGTTGGGGTCTGAGGTTAACAAGCACATAAAGGTTAACCCAGTAACTGAGGTTCCAGTTAAGTTAACCACAACTCACACTAACTTATATCAAAAGCTGATCAGAGAGAGGTTCCTGGAACTTGCTGAAGGGGAGATCATATCTGCAGTAACCGAGCAATCCTTGAGGCAGAAATGCTTGCAGATAGTGACGTGTCCTGAGCTGTTCACCGAGAACTTCAGAGGGAAGAACAACATTGAGGAAACGGTTAGAACCTTGATGGATACTGTTAACATCAAGAAGACAAAGATAATCCTATTCCTAAATTTTAGAAGTACTGTAGAGCAGTACCTAGAGAAGTTCAAAGCATTAAATCCTGCGGCCATGTATGGAGGCTCGTCTAATGAGAAGAACCGTAAGAAGTTTCTATTTGATGACTCTTGTAGGCTGTTAATAGCTAACCCTGAGTCCGCCGGAGTGGGGTTCAACTTCCAATCCGTATGTCATACAGTCATCTTTGGGGAACCTACTTCGATCCCTGGACAGTTTAAGCAGGCTGTGGAGAGGGTGGTGAGGGGGGATCAGAAAGAGATAGTTAATATTTACATCCTGAAGGCATTAGGCACATTGGCCTTGAAAGCTACCAAGAACATGAGGAGGAAAGCCCATGAAGCAAATAAAGTAAACAGGGATAAGAAATCTCTGATGGATGACTTTAGATTAAGTAAACAAGGGAGGTATTGACTTTGCCCCATAAATAAGGCAAAATAGATAGGCTGATAAAGCGAAAATGATTGAAATTAATTAAACTTAAAAGGCAAAAATAATGGCACTTACCCGAAAAAACTCAGTGAAAGAATCCGTTCAAGAAACTCAAGAAGACGCTCCTGTTGAGGCTTCCGTGCAACGTGAAGAAGATGTGTTGGAGCATGAGCCACAAGAAGACGCCATCCAAGAAGAAGAAGCAGTAGTTCAGACCTCTTCGCCAGTTAAACAGGAAGCAGCTAAAGCGATGACTGCCCCTAAAGCAGGAGGTGGCGTAGCTACCCGAGAAATGGAAGAGGCTGGGTTTGCTGGAGCAACTCTGGACTGGTCTTCATTCTCCATCGTAAAGCTCTACCAAGGGGAGTTTTGCACAGGGGACGGGGATGATCTTGGCACAGACGGCTTTGCTTGCAAGTTCCTGAGGTCTATGGATCGTTTCGTATTCAAGGAAGTCGGAGACGACGAAGACGACGATGTGGACGTTTTCTACACTTACGACAAGAATGATCAGAATACGGAAGGAACGGAAGTCTTTGAGAAGATCAAGGAGTGGAAGGAAGAAGGAGTAAAGTGGGAGATGAAGGAGTACGTCGAGGTTCTGGCTATGATTGTTGATCCAGAATGCGAGCTGGACGGAAACATTGTCAACCTGCAAATCTCCCCAGCGTCAAAAGGAAAGTATGGCGGGTACATCCACACTCAGAAATGGGTTAAGCAACTTGGCCCAGATGAGTACCTGACCAAAGTATCCAGAGGGAAGAAAATCACCTCCGGCAGGTTCGACTACTACCCTTGGAAATTCTCCTTCCTGTCTGCCCTCTAAAGACACGAAGGGTTAGAGGTTAAGTGTACGGCGAGGGAATCCCCTCGCCGTTCTTGTTACTGAAGAGGAGATTTAACAATGTCTGTAGAGATCATAAAGACCATACTTGACGCAAAAGGTACAGTCATCCACATGTATCACAGAGGAAGCGACCTTCACCCTGTCCATTTTGGAGAAGAAGGCGAGACTGTAGCCAGCGCATCCCACTGTGTAAGGAATTGGATAGAGGGGGTTCTTCTCCCCACCTTGGAGCGGTCAGCTCCTCAAGATGTTATAGCTGCATGGGATGGGGGAAACCTTTACCGGGAGACTTTATATTCAAAGTATAAACTCCACAGGAGGGGGGAAAAGACAGAGTTTCAACTGGAGGAGGCCAACCAACAGGAGATTGCACAGAAAACAATAAAACTTCTTTTGGCTCATCTTGGGGCTGTGAACGTCTTTGTCAGCGGGGTAGAGGCGGATGACGTAATTGCCCTTCTGTGCGAAGGATTAAAGAATGAGAAGAAGTATATACAGACTGGGGATGAGGACCTAATCCAGCTGGTGAACGATAACACTGTAGTCCTCCTGAAAGAGAAAGTAATTTTGGGAGAACATAAGGGGGTTCCCCCCCATCTAGTAGTGCTACATAAATCGTTAGTTGGGGATAGTTCAGACGGGTATCCAGGAGTGAAAGGGTTCGGTCCAGCTGCCTGGAAGGATCTGGAGGAGGTCTATGGGAGAGATGGCCTTGAAGAGATAGATCAGTGCATGGTCAACAAAGACTACACTTTGATAGAAGAATGTGTGGAGCAGGACGGTAACAAACATCTGTCGAAAGCCTTGGACGACCTAAAGTCTTGGAAGATGTGCTACAACCTGGCCACCCTGCATCCTGAGATTTGTTATGACACGAGAGGGCGCAGGGTGATAAGGCCCCAATGGTTCACTAAAATACCGGACAACGGCAGCAAGATTAGAAGGATTCTGGAGTCGGTAGGAGGAATGGAGTTCTACAGCTCATTAGAGACTCACCTCAGAACAGAGACCTTGGTTACGGCTGACAACCTTGAGGCTGCCTTTGACGCATTGAATGAGGAGCTGCCAAACAGCCCTCTGGTCTCCTTCGATTATGAGACTACCGATACCTTAAAACATGCTCCATTTACGGAGGCCTTGTCTGCAATGCAGCGAAGCAGAGGTGGGTATGTAGATGTCCTTAGTCAAGTTATCAACGGAGTTTCATTTAATTTTGGCAGAAACAATCAACACACCTTATATCTGTCAACTGATCACAAGGATACCAATAACGTAGATCAGGAAGTTATCTGCGATGTACTGAAAGAAGTCCTTTACGAAGTTAAAGTTCCTATGGCAGCCCATAACTTCTCGTTCGAGGAGCAAGTGACAAAGCAATGCCTGGGGATGGAGCTGCCGCCGATGGCGGACACCAAGATCCTGGCCAGCTATGCAGATGAAGAGACTCAGGCCGGGTTAAAGTCATTGAGCTTTGACTATCTTGGGTACACCCAGACCACCTACAAGGAACTGCTTGAGTCTGCCGGAGTTGACGATATGTCGCAGATGTCAGGGGAGCAGGTCCTGAGCTATGGTTGTGATGACTCAGTGATAACCTCTCACCTGCATAAGCTATTCACCCTGATCTGTAAAATAGAAGGCACCTTGGAGTTTGTAGAGGGTCAGGAGTACCCTACCGTCCTCCCACTGAATCGGAGATTCGAAGCCGGGATGGCTGTTGACTATGAGGTAATGTCCAAACTGCAAGAAGAGGACAGGACAGTTGTTGAGGAAAGTGAAGTCCGATTAAGAGAGTTGCTTTTGGATAACTGCTGTCAGGTAAACAAAAAGGCTGCAGAGGACTACATCGCCTCAGAGTTCCGATCTTTAAAGAAGCTTAAGGAGTTGGACGGGAAGAAGCTCAGGAGAGAGGAGGAGTTGTTACGCTACGAAAACAAGTCTGAGTACATTCCTTACTTCAAAGAGGAATCTTCGTTGGAGTTTACAGGAACTGCCGGACAGCTGAAAAAGATAGCCCTGCTTGTCGGCTTCCCAGAAGACATTCAAATGCAGTCAGTGGCTAAAACAAAGATAAATCTATGGCTGACCGAGATCAAGGAGTGGGACTGGAAAGAGGCCATAGAGCTCGACAGGCTGGCCCAGGCTGGAGAGTTCCTGACCCTGCTGGCTGAGTCCGCCCACCAAGTTGCCAAGAAGGAAGGGGAGGAGTTTGAAGAACTCAAAAAATTCTGTTCCGGATTCATGGACAAGAAAACAAAGACAGTCGGAGACGCTCTTAATCTAAATAGCCCCGCACAGATGCAGGAGCTGCTGTACTTAAAACTAGGCTTCTCTGTATCCATGAGGACTATGCCACAGAGGGGGTCAAGGAGAGATGAGCTAGGCCTTCCTGGAAGTCCGGGAACCGATGAAGACTCAATGAAGTTCCTAGTGGCTGAGCAGACTGAGGAAGGGGATTGGAGAAGGGAGGTTGTGTCTTTGGTGATAGCATCAAAAGCCAGCTCCACCAGAGAGAGTCTGTATTGGAAACCGTACCCTAAGTGGAAGCACCCAAGAGACGGGATGATCCATCCAGGGATAAATTGTCCTGCTACAAAGACCAGAAGACCAAAAGGAACCTCCCCAAACATCCTCCAAGTATCTAAAGGGCCGACAAGAAGCTTCGTCATCCCGAGATACACAAAGGATGTGATAGTTGCTTTGGATTTCTCAGGGCAGGAGTTGAGGATAACCGGATCAGAGTCAAAAGACTCCGAGCTTATAAGCGCCTACACGGCAGGAGGGAGTTACATTGATGAAGACGGGATGGAGCGACAGATCCTTAAAGACATACACTCTGTTACGGCTTGTTCTTTTGCCTCTAAGATAATAGAACAGTCGGTTGGAAAGGAGGCTATGGCATCGCTTCCAGTGACTAACGGAGGGTTGGATTATCAGTTCTTCATATCAGTTCTTGAAGGGGATGAGCAGGTTATAGCAAACTCAGGAATCCTTGCAGACGAGCTGTCTAGATTGATCTACCTCTGCAGGAAGATGGCTAAAGTGGTCAACTTTTTGATCATCTACGGAGGAGGTCCTACAACTCTGGCCAAAGACTTGGGAGTTACTGTCAAATTTGCTGAGCAACTGATGGAGGCTGTGTTCAACTCTTACAAGATGTTGGCTCCTTGGCAGGAGAGGGTGATAAGGTTTGCCAGGGATAATGGATTTGTGAAAACTGCTTACGGGAATTGGAAGCATCTGACCGACTCAATACTGTCCAGGGATAGCGGGCTCAGGGGGCACGCTGAGAGGCAGGCAGTTAATCAGACCATTCAAGGGTGTGCAGCTGACATCCTTAAGGTAGTCCTGTCAGGGTGCCAAAAGACGAAGCTATTTGAGGAAACTGGAGCAACTTTCTATGCTCCAGTGTATGACGAAATATTGGCATCCGTACCTATAGACAACCTGTTTGAGTACTGTGAAAGGATGCAAACCTTGATGAACATAACGCCTCCAGGACACGCCATTCCAATGATGGCGGAGGTTTCTGTAGGCCCAAGCTGGTTTCCAATGACAGAGCTAGGGGATCGCCCTTCTGAGAAGAAGTTAATAGCTTGTGTAGATTCATTTACTAAGTAGGGGAGAATCATGGGAATAACACTTAATCAAGATCAGAGGGATGCGATAGACAAGATGCACGACTTCCTGTCTGATCCAGACCAGTCTTTATTCGTACTTAGAGGGTACGCCGGTACAGGTAAAACCACTTGCATTCAGACTTTGCTTAGAGAGGAAAAGGTGGTTGCAGTTTTGACGGCTCCAACCAATAAGGCAACTAGGGTGCTAAGCCAGATAAGTAAATCAGAAGGGGTGGATTGCGAGTGCTGCACCATCTACTCCCTGCTGGGGTTGAGGCTGACCTCAAATAGCGACATCCAGAGAGTGGAGGCTATAGGGGAAAGCAAGGTCGATATGTACCAACTCATGGTAGTGGATGAAGGGTCTATGGTTGGGGAGGTCCTGCTTGGCCACATCATGGAAGCGTCTCTCGAGGCCAACGTAAAAGTCATATTTATGATGGACCCTATGCAACTGCCTCCAGTAGGTGAGGACAGGTCTCCACTCATGGATGCACCTTGCTCTGCGTCCCTCACGAAGGTTGAGAGACATGATAATCAAATACTGGCACTGGCTACTCAAGTGAGGCTGGCAGCTTCAGGAGAAGGGGATCTGAAGCTTAAGAGTAGTCACGACGAGAACGGAGGGGTCTACGTTGTCAGGCCGAACGCATTCAACGGAAAGATAACCTCAGGCTTCACCTCCCTGAAGTACCAGGAAGACCCTGAAACCTTTAAGTGCATAGCCTGGAGGAATAAGACAGTTAATTTCTACAACTCTATAATCAGAAAGGGCCTGTACGGAGACAAGGAACTGCCTAAATTCATGGAAGGGGAGAGGGTAGTAGCTGCCTCCCCTGTAATGGTTAAAGGGCCTGATGGGTGGTTTGCTGAGATGACCACTGACGAGGAAGCAGAGGTTCAGGAGGTGGTTGAGTGCGGCCACCCAGTTTTTGAAGATATAAAGTGCTACAAACTTCTTTTAGACTCGTCTGACAGAGAAGGGTATGTCACTGCTTTTGTCCCGCATGAGGAGTCTATGAAGCTGTACTCTTCCAAGTTAAAGCAAGCCATAGATATCGCCAAAAAAGACAGATCAAAGTGGGGACATTACTGGGCACTGAAAAAAGATTTCTTCAGTGATATCCGGCCCTGCCATGCCATCACCGCTCACAGATCTCAGGGCAGCACCTATGACACTACCTTTGTAGATGCTGGAGACATATTAGCTAATCGAAATAAATTGGAAGGGTTGAAATGCCTGTATGTAGCGGTATCCAGGGCTTCCAGAATTGTCGTAATGAGGAAATAGATTATGGTTAGCAGAAAAGAAGCGCAAGAAAGAGGGAAGAAGTTTGAGGATGAGATTGGGATATTCCTAAAAGCCCTTGAGCAGAGGAACCCATGCAAATGTCACAGAATCTACGACTCAAGATCTGCAGGTAACTACCTGCCAAATCAGCCAGGGGACTACTACTTCTTCAGGCCTGGAGGATCAGTGTTGATTGAGTGTAAGTCTAGCTCAATACACTCCTCTCTGTGCGGCAATAGAAAAGCTATGACCGACTTGATAGGGAGGGATCAAGCAGCACACATGAGACTACACAAGAGAGCAGGAGGAGTCTCCCTGTATATTTTTGAGAACCAGGAAAACCGAACCTACGAGGTTTGGGAGGGGGCAGAGGTGGCGAAAGCCTTGGCCACCCCAAGGAAGCTACCAGACCGAACCCATGTAGTGGAAGTAAGGTGCCTTAACGACCTGAAGGATTTTCTAAGGTCCTCAATGCTGTTTGAAGATTACTTTGGGGGTTCCTAATGACACTTCTTATATATTCAGATCCGCACCTTGGGATGGAACTAAAGTCGCACACTACACCACAGTCAAGGATAAAGTTGAGAGATAAATTGTGCAGTCACGCGACAGAAATGATACCTAAGTTTTATGAAGATGGGGATATAGTCTGCGCTGGAGACTTCTTCCACAAGCCTCATAACTGTGAGGAGGTCATCAAACAGTCCCTGCACCTATTTCACATGACAGCCATCCTGTTAGAAGGAAACCACGACACTCCAAATATAGTAGATCAATCCTACACCTTGGATTTACTGTCCCAGATTTCTAGGGGGAAGGTTGAGGGGGGAGCTGTGAGGAGGTGTGGAGATTCCCTGTACACGGTTCCTCATCAGCTGACCCAGGAAGCCTTTGAACAAGGGTTGGAGGAGGCAATGAGATTAGCAGAGGAGGATCGACATCTTCCAGGAGATAAGATTCTAATCACCCATTGCAACTATGATAGGGAGTTTGCAAAAGACGACTCATCCTTGTTGATGACTAGAGGCGATGCAGAGATTCTTCTTGAGTCATTTTCCTACGTCATTCTAGGGCATGAACATGAACCGAGGGAAGATTTTGATGGTCGTCTCATTGTAGTTGGCAGTACCCACCCAACTAACTTTGGAGATATTGGCGACAAGAGGATAATCCTGATTGACGACGAGGGTGTGGTGTCATCAAAGACTGTTTGGGAGCAGGAGGGGAAATACTTTGAATTAGATGTAGGAACTTTGAATGACGTAGACCTCCCTGACACGGCAAACTTCATAAGAATAAAAGGGACGGTAAAAGCCGAGCAGATTTATGAGGTGTCCAAGTCAATAAAGAGACTATGGAAAGAGCTACCCAACGTCTACGCCATAAGGTCGGACGTGAAGATAGAGTCCCCAGACTGTCTGGAGACAGACTTAAAAACTAGAGGAAGAGTGTCGATCAAAGAACGTATAACTGCTGATTTAGAGGGAATCCCTTCTCTCCTGGCCATGTGGAACGAGGTGACTTGTGATTAGTAAACTGAGACTCCAAAACTTTAAAAAGCATGACAATACTGAGATCCTATTTACTCCAGGGCTGAACGGAATATTCGGACCTAACTACTCAGGAAAGACCTCGATACTCTACGGAATTCTGTTCGCTCTTGGTGGGGTTTCTTGTGTGCCTGGATCAAATATGGAGAAGAAGGGGGGAGGTAGGATGTCGGTAGATATGTCCTTCTCAGTAGGGGAGGTTGAGTACCAAATACATCGAACCAAAACAAAATGCGTTTTGTACTGTGAAGAGGAAATCCTTGCCTCTGGAACATCCCCAGTCAATGAAAAGATAGAGACCCTGTTAGGCTTGTCTATGAAGAGGTTCAGACAGCTGAAGTATGTTGAACAGAAGATGTCCCACGCCCTCCTCACTGCAAGTTCTTCGGAGATACACAATATTATAAATGAGCTGACTGGAGCTCAGGATGTAGAGAACGCTATCTCTGCCTTGACTAAGATCAGAACCTCCTGTGAGGGTGGGTTAGAAAGCCTGGGAGACGTTGATCAAGGGGAGTTGAGCACCCTTGAGAAAGCAATTAACGTCTCTGAAAACTCCTCTAAGAAATTAGAGCAGTCACTTAAAGCGGCCAAGTCTACGAAACAGAGTAGGGAGAGGGATGAAGCGGAGAGCAGGAGGGTTGCAGAAGACGGCCACCTGTCTCGATCTAAGTTCCTGCTGGAGAAAGTCAACCTGGCTAAATTAGAGACATCTATTAAATTGAGGGAGGAAGAGTTATCCGATACCAGAGTAGAGCTGGGAAAGGATACCCTTGAGAGGTTGTCAGCCGTCCGCGCCTCTCTGTCTAGGCAGAGCAAGGAAACAGAAGCCTCAGAGTTGAGGAGGAGGGAATTGGATCGCACTATGCAAAGGCTCGAGAAGGGTCTTACCAAGGTTGAGAATAAATTAGCCGTTTCTCTGGAGGAGGGGGAGGAGGTTGCAGAGAAAATACGGAATGTTGGGGGAGAGATTAAGGATGTAGAAAGGCCAGAAGAAGGGTTCTCTGCCGCCATTCTAACACTGGCTGAAAGAAAGGCAGAGGGGTTGGCCTTCTTAAAGAGGTACAACAATTTAAAAGGGTCTGATAAATGTCCAACTTGTGGCAGTACAGTGACCGGCTGCCTCTCTTCCTGGGAGAGTAAGGTAGAACATTATGAACAAGAAATTGAGATCAGCGAGAACGCTATAAAGAATGTAGAAGGCGCTCGCAGCAGGTTAACTAAGCTTGAAAAGAGTAAGACGAGTCTCACCCTAAAGCTGGAAAATATTGCAGAAATAGTTTCAGACTCAGAAGAAGACAGAGATCTACACAACAAGTCTTTGAGAGAGTCGAAATTAGAGGTACGAGACATCCCTGAAACTGCTGGCAAGGATTGGGACAGGTTACAGAAGGAGTTGGAGAAGTCTGTTGCCTCTGTGGCGTCTTACCAAGCACTGTTAAGGCAGGAGAAATCCCTCTCCTCTAATTTAAAGGATGGCAAGGAAAGTCTGTCTAAAGTGAAGGTCTCAGAGGAGATTACAGAGGAGCAGGTGAGGGTGTTACAGGATCTATTTGGGATAGCCAGACAGGAGCTGCGGGAGGCTGAGTTGTGGTTCTCCTCCACAGAAAAGAAAGTTAATGAGAACGCTTCATTCCTTCGGCACAGTAAGCCCCGCCTGGTAGAAATGCAGAGCAAGGCTAAGGAGGTAGAGAGACTTTCAACAAGGTCAACCACATCAAAGGAACTGACTAAGTTCCTCAGGAAGAACAAGGATAGGTTGATGTCAGACGTGTGGAGCCACTTCATGGCTCTGGCCAGTACCTTTGCATCAAACTGTACTGGAGGGGTAATAGAGTCTATACAGAGGCAGGAGTCTGGAGCATTCACCTTTGTTGAAGGAGGTCACGATATGTCAGTGGCCGATGCTTCAGGCGCTCAGGCCGCTATCATGGGCCTTGGAGTGCAGTTGGCTCTAGCAGAGGAGGCGAGATGCCCTTTGGATATCTTGCTAGTTGACGAGCCAACAGCAGACATGGACCCAGAGCATTCTATATCTGCCACTTCCCTCCTGGCGGCCTCTGGAGCACAAGTGATAGCAGTATCTCACAGTTCTATGGACTCTACCCTGTGCAACAACGTAATCCACCTGGAGAGGTGATCACCGATGCTCTCTGACCAACCTGTGATTCTGAATGGTTTCAGAGAGCTTCTCTAGGTTGCCCTCCGCAGTCCTTTGGAAGGAAGTGACGTTACTGGTCAGTTGCCCTATCTGAGTAGCGTTCACTTCCTGCCTTAT